GGGTGCGCTACCGCGAGGGCGGGCACCACTCCGGCAACTGGGGCGGGCTGCTGGCCAATCCCGGAGTGCGGCTGGCGCATGCCCTGGCCAGCATCATCGACCGGAACGGCCAGGTGCTGGTCCGCGAACTGGTGCCCGAGGCCATTCCCGACAGCATCCGCCGCGCCCTGGCGAAATGCCGTGTCGACGGCGGCGCGACCGGGCCGGCCATCGACCCCTGGTGGGGCGAGCCGGGGCTCTCGGCGGCGGAGAAGGTGTTTTCGTGGAAGAAAAAGAACCGACCGCAAACAATGCACTAGCTGGAAACGCGATACGGCTTTCCATGAACGGAAGCGCAACGGCGCGGAAACCATCTTAGGAGGCTTGTTCCCGTTATGTTCGCCATCTAGGGTTGCGCCATGTGCCCCCGCGCATGCCCTGGAGACCCCCGATGATTGCGACTGTGCCGCCGCATGAGGTGAGACCGATAACAGGAAGTTATGAGAGGCGCTCAACATCAAAGCCGGCTACTTGCCAGGCCAAGCGGGTAGCCTCTTCAACGGCATCGGCTTCGCAGCGACGTGGCTTCGAACAAGCGGTGATCACTGAACTAGGCAACGTTATAGTTGCCCAGACCACCCAGCATCCATCGCAGGTGATGGCCGAGCTCGTCTTCGTTGCAGCCTCGACTCGGAATGCTATCCCGTCCATAGCCCTGAGCTTAACCTGCACCGAAACAAAAGAAACAGTTTCGAAATGATATATCGGCAGGGGAAAGACAGGGTGACTGCGGCATCTGCGGAAGCGCTGGTGAACGGCACGACAGGCCGAGATTACCTCGAAAGGCCGGCCAACCGGCGGACCTCGTCGATAACCCCTGTCACACAGGCTTGCGGCTCAACGCACGGCTCAGAGGTCGCCTCGAAGGTCTCCCCTGTTTCTTTCATCGTCAAGACTGCTGTGCAGATCCATAAGCCGTCACCGAATGCGGCGACCGCGGAGACCCGGATCGTATGGTCGGAACAGATGACAAGCTGCGGCATGAGCGCCATCTTAACGTATGTTCAAGACAAAGGAATGACACCTAAAAGGAACCAATATCAAAACTATAAGAGCAGCATTGTGGCATCGCCGTTTCCGCTGCCTCTTTGCGCAATAAGCGAGACTTATCGTGCGCAGCCGGTGCAGCGCTCACCTTTGCGGCCGGGCAAAAGGCATCTGCAGGAGCTTTCTCACATCCTGCTGCACGCGCCTGCCGCAGCTGGGAAAGGGCACCCAAGCGCGATCCTGCAGCAACGGGTGATCGAGGGAAAACAAGCTGGCATCTATCAGCAACGAGGGGATGCCCTCGTCGTCCAGCCTCGATGCAAGATCATCTTCATTACCGGCACCCTGCAACATAGCGCTGAAGACGACTGCATCGACATTGCTGTCCTTCAGTATGGCCAGCGCCTTCATGGTGGTTGGAACAGGTCCAATTACAATTGCTCCAGAGTCTTGCAAAATCTTTTGCAACTCGGAGGCCATGAAGTAGTACGGCTCAACCACCAGAATGCGGCTTCCAAGAAGCGGATCGTAAGGGTGGTGCATGACAAAGCCTCTTCTCAGCCAGGGAGCAGGTCATGGAAGCGGGCGCAGTTTTTCTCATGCCAAAGTTCTTCTGGCAATCTGGGAACGGTGTCTGAGAACCTAGATCTGGTCGCGTTAACTGGCAGTTATCGCGCCCAGAGGCGGTTGTTTGCCTTACCATTCCTTGAGCGATGCATGCTCTATAGGCTGGCATCATCGGCATGGAAAAAAGCTGAAGGCCATGAGCAAACAGGAAACACCGCTCCAAATGGCCGAACGCCATGTTCGCGAAGGACGGGAGAGAGTGGTCCAGCAAGAGCTAGTGGTTGCTCTCTTGCGCCAAGAGCCGTTTTCCCAGCGGCGAATAACTGCATACCACCTGCTGGAGATCTATCGTGGCACTTTGCAGCAGTCGCGCGATCGCCTCGCCTTTTTGAAAGGCGAAGAACGCGTGCGAAACTCTTCCGGCTAGCTAGCCGGCCTCAACGCCAATCGGTCTGGCCTTGCGGAAATGCGTCGCACGGTGACGTAACAAGCCGTTGTCGTGTGCTAGTTGGTTGTCAGACTGGACCTTGGTCGCGGTCTAGCAAGCCGCGCACGGCTTGGGTCAGCTCCTCTTCCGACATCGGCCACAGCAGTTCTTGCCGGCTAAACCGCAGCGGGGAGGTTGTCGGCAGAGGCGACCAATTCACCATGATTGATGGAATTTCTGAATCGTCCAGAAAGGTGGCCAGTGTTTCCGCTGCATTCGGCTCTGCCAGAGATGCGTTGAAAACGACCACATCCACTTTCGCCCACTTGAGCATGTCCAATGTGTTTCGCATGCTCGGATATGGACCGAGAACAGAAAATCCGCTGTTCTTCATGCAGCCTTCCAAGACACATGCATGGCTAAAGCTGTCCTCTGCCAAGAGGACACAGGATTTCATTTCCTCCTTCCAAGATGACGACATCGAAAATTATCCCAGAGATTTCGATCATTTACTCCTCACAATGATCAAACGACACTTACTTAAGTTGGACAACACGGAAACGGGATCGAATATTTATCGCGCTGAGTTGGTCGCGCCATGACGGTCATCGCAGCCCGAAAACGGGCCGCTTCAGCACCTTCTAGCCTGCATGCGCGCCGCTACGGCGCTGATGTGCCGGTCATGAACTCGGCCGAGTTCCGGCAGTGCATGGAGCAGCTGGCCTGGAGCTATGCCTATCTGGCGGAGGCGCTGCCCTGCGCCGCCATCACGGTGCGGCGCTGGGCCATTGGTCATGCGACCGTGCCGGCGGAGGTGGCCACCTGGTTGCGGCCGCTGGCCGCGGAGATTGCCGCCGTGCATGCCCGCCATCCCGTGCCGCGGCTGTCTCTCGGCCGCTATGAGCGCGACGATGGATGATCAGCCGTCTGTCGTCTTGCCGCCAGCCGGTAGCTGCCTGGGCGACTGGCGGGGCTGGTGGCTCTCCACGCACTGCCGCTGCGGCGCGAAGATCCGGTCGATCGACCATATGCTCGAGGCACGCGCCATCCCGGCCTGGATGCTGATGCCGATGGTGGTCGAGCGTCTTCGCTGCGCCCATTGCCGGGAACGCCCCCGGCAGGCCGAGCTGGAATGGGGCCCTGCCGACCGCGGGCATGCACCGCTCCACCTGAGCCGGACTGCCATCCTAGTGCCGGTCCTCGAGGACGTGCTGCAGAGCTGAGCCTTGGCCCACAACTGGTCGATGCACAAGGTGATGCGGGAGCGCGCGAAGGAGCGCCTGTCCGCCTATGCCGCCTGGGTGGTGGTCGCCAGTTGCGGAACGCACGGCGTCCGGGCCTATGCGGTGATGCGGCTCCTCGAACTCCCGACAGCGCCGGAGACGTTAGGGGCCATGGCTGGTCGGCTGCGATGCCATGTCTGCCGCGGCCCTGCCACCGGTGTGCTGCTGAAGCCACGCCTGGACTCTCCCGAGGCCGACTGCGTCTGGGTCCGCTATCCACCTGGCGCAGTGCCTGCGCCGGGGTCCTGTGGCCATCATCGGAGCGAATGGTGGAGCGGGTACGTGAAGCGGAACACCCGTAACGGCGCTCGATGAGAACGTCAAAAAAACTGATCTAGCCGGCCAATTTCCCCTTCCCCGTTACGACGTTTTGTCGTAAGTTCTTCTTGCCGGTCGGAATGGTTCCGACTGGTGATCGGAAGGAGAGCGAGATGCCGATAATCGGTATCGAGATCGAATTCCGGTCTGGGACGCAGTGGACGATCAGGGTCCGAATCACCCTGACCGTCCGGTAAGCTCCTAGTCCGGTGGGTGAGGTCGGGAAACCGGCCTCACCTACCAGCCAAGCTAGGAACGCTGGCCGAAAGGATCAAGCGATGAGCACAACCATGGATGAACGTCCGCCGCCGACCACCGGCACGCCGGAAGGCGCCGCCTGGTTCAAGGCCCAGCTCGAGGAGTTGGGCCAAACGCAGAGCGGCTTCGCCAGGTGGCTGGAGAAGCGCGGGGATGACCGGAAGCCCGGCACCATCCTGCGCCACGTCCAGCGCATGGCGAATGGCGAGGCGCGCGTGTCAGGCGAGATGCGCGTGATCCTCAACATGATGCAGGCGGGCGCCAAGAAGCAGGCGAAGAAGTCGGAGCACCATTCGGCGCCGGCCTGAAGCGCAGAGCATTGGGCTAGAGGTGGATGAGGATGACTTAGGAGGTCACCCTCACCCGTTCTTCTAGTCCAAGGTCCGTACCGGGCGGGGTGGTTGCAACACCGCACCAGTGCTGAGGTTAATTCCAGTCTAGGGTGGGTACAAGCATGGCACATGCAGGCACTATCGACGCCGGCCCGCGCATCCGCATCCCGCGCCTCAAGGTCGAGGTGAAGTTTGAGGTGAAGCGGGTCAGAGGGGGCGGGAATGAGCCGAACGACGACGAGCCCGGCTTCTGGCGCCGGGCAGTTCAGACGGTCCGCTCATGGCTGAGGTGACGGAGGAGGCGGCCTGATTCCGCCAGGCTCTTGAAGAGCTCGGCGAGACCCAAGCCAGCTTCGCGCGGTGGCTGCTCGACAACGGCGACGAGCGGCCACCCGTTACCGTGGCACGAGCCGTCCGCCGCTACGCGACTGGAGAGTCGAAAGTCTCTGGTGAGATGCGGGTGCTGCTGACAGTGCTGCGCCGAGAGCGAGCGGCTAGGGGCGACCAGCCGGCATAAGGTAGCCCGGCGGCAGGGCCTGGCGGTCGAGCCAGTAGTCTACGAGGCTCACCAGCCCGTCTATGTGGCCGAACTAGGCGCTGTCATACGGGTGGCCAGGCATCAGCAACTGGTTGTGCACGCACTGGCACCGGAACGTCGCGCCGCGGTATTCGTAGATCAGCCAGCCGCTGTCCTCCCGGTCGATGATCTTGGGCTCGTGGTTGGGCGTCGGGTTGTTCATGGCGAATACTTGACTTCATTTCGAAGATAAGATATTATTTTTCAGTTACTACCATTTTTAGAGCACACTATGACTCAAAATGTACCCTGCGCGATGTCGATCGGCCGCGGCATCCAAAATTATCATTTCGTGCGTCACTACCACGATGGTGTTTATCCGAGTGCAAAGGGCTTTTACGTCCTCACTGTCCCCGGTCAGCTCCCTGGCAGCCAAGTGGTCTATAGCTTACACGAGGTGCCGTCTAACCAAGCCCTCCTCCACGAGCCGGCGATGTGGCGGCAGATTGCGCAGAGCTCCGGCTTTTCTTGGCGGCTGGATCCGTGGCAGTTTGCGACCTCTCGTCAGGAGGAGGCGGCCTGGATGGATCTTCGGCAGATCTCTGTGCCCTGGCCCGTGTCGCTAATCTTTGGGAATTTCCCCCTGTCGAGCGTTTAAAACGCAGAACGCCCCGCCGGTCTCCCAGCGGGGCGTCTGATGCTGCGGACCGGCCTCGACAACCGGCTTGCCACTTCCGCACCCCCAATGGCGAACAACCATCAGAGGCCGACCCGTAACCTGGACTTCGTGGGTCGTTTAACGGACCTGCCTCGCGACAGGCGATGAGGGGCTGATCACACCCCGCACGTCCTTCCGTGCTGCCGCAGCAGAAGAAGCCTAGCGAGCGCGAATCGGCGGATCAAGCTTAGAGGTAGCGCGCGGCCGTCTCGTAAAGCTGCTGGACAGCACGCTCCCTCGGATCGTCTCTGACACCACCAAAGCCGCCCTCCAAGGGATAGGTGGCTTTGACCAGATCGATCTCGTGCATGCGGTCGGAGCGGGTGCCCTGGTCGCTGTCGAGGAACTCGGAGACAAGAGCGTCGACGCCCTCATGGTCATGGGCTTCAATAAGGATGCCGAGCTGCGCTCGAAAGGTGTGGCTGTTCATTCCGGGAGGCTACCAAGCGGCGGACGCCGGGAGCAAGTGTCCACCGCCGTTTCTCATCCCGCCAGCGCCGCCTTCACCTTTGCCAGCGATAGCAGGTGTAACTTAGAAGCTCCGCGACAAGGCAGCCGATCCTTCGCGGCTCTGACGCACTAAGCGCAGGCGAGCGATGAAAGTTTGGTGGTCGGTCGACATAATGAACGGCAGAAGGTCGTCCACCTCATGATCGTGCAGGTCCCACCATTTCAGCTCAAGCAAATCGGCAATGACCTCCGGTTCGAACCTGTGCCTGATGATTGCGGCAGGACGTCCTACGGCTACCGCGTAGGGTGGGATGTCCTTCGCGACAAAAGAGCCAGCACCGATGACAGCGCCTGATCCGATGGTCACACCTGATGATATGAAAACGTCACTACCTATCCAAACATCACTGCCGATGACCACATCTCCCTTAGACACATGATCCGGCACGTCCAAAGGAACTTGCGGCCAGTACCTATCTAAGGTAGCGAACGGATAGGTGCTCATCAGGTCTGTTCGATGATTGCCGAAAGAGATCTTCACTCCTTCAGCAATAGAGCAATATTTTCCAATTGTGAGTTTAGCCAAGCCCTTTTCAACAAAGGAGGGCACACCGTAGGTATGGTTGCCGATATTCCAGCCGTACCTGGTAATTTCTTTTGAAAGCGCCCTTCTGGTACGGCTATGGGACGGTCGCCCGGGCTGTTGCTGCAATCGCAGCACAACTGCCGGATCAATCGTGTGGTGGCCCTCTAGTGTTAGGAGGCCATCGCTAGAAACTGCTTCATCGAAGCGCGCTATGCAGGCCCTCTTCCGATCTAGTAGCAGAAGAGATCCGTCTGTGACGAGCCATGACTTCGCGTCCTCAATACCTTTCCCCCCAACCTCACCATCAGGACGGAAGTGGCAAAACTCGGTTGGCGGCGGTCCACCTTCTCGGCTGAAGTGAAAGAATTTCGTTGCCAAGCCGGAATGGCAAATTTCGACAGTTTGGGCCTTCACGCGACGCTCCGAGCCTGGGGATGGCTCCCCAATTAAAGCTAGAACTGCGAGGCTCGCAAATCCTCACCCGATTCTTGCCCTCCGCTAATCGGCTATAGCCGTTCTGACCGCCGCCACTTTTGCCTGCATCGCCTTCAGCTGCTTCGTCAAATCCACAACCTGCGCCTTCAGCGCCTCCACCTCGCCCGGCGGCGGCACCACCACCCGATCCGGTGTCTCGCGGTCCGGCAACTGCTCGTCGACCTGGGTCTCGATTGCCTGCAGCCAGCCGTCGATCATCGCCGAGGCGCTGGCGTCGAGGGGCTGGTGGTTCGCCAGCAGGCCGTAGATGGCGACGGCGGCCTCGGTCGGGTCGGTCTCTTCGTTGGCGCCCACGGGCCCGTTCTTCCGGCCGGTCGCGGCCAGCGCCGCCCAGGACAGATGCTCGGCCTGGCGCAGCTTGCCGTTGGTCGGCTCGGGGAACTTGCCGCGCGCCGCCGATGCCTCGCCGTTGATGCGGCCGAGCAGGTCGAGCAGCGGGTTGGCCGGGGGCGCGACCAAGGGGGGCTGCACCACGACGGGCGGGAGGGTCGGGGCGGGGGCAGGCGGGAGAGTGGGGGCGGGGCCAGGGGCGGTCACATCGCTTGCCGCCCGAAGCCGCTGGTAGAGCGCGGTCACCGCCTTGGCCGTCTCGGGGGTGTCACCCATCCACACATCGCCAGTGTAGTCGCCGGCGCCGGTCTTCTGATCGAACCAGTGCAGCACCACGTCGCAGCCGTTGGCGATGAGGTAGTCGCCCAGGGTGTCGCAGAACCAGTGGAGCGGCAGGGCCTCGCCGGGCTGGAAGGAGAACTTGCCCTGCGCCTCCGCACGCCATGGCCGGCCGCACAGACCCAGCTCCGGGATTCCCCAGGGCAGCCCGTGCTCGCCGGCGAGCGCGACCATCGCATCGAGGCCGGCCGGCCCGTTGCGCCAGTAGCGCCAGTTCTCCTTCTGCGCCGCCTCGGGGTTCTTCCGGGCGAGGTCGAGGTTGTTGTAGGCGCCGCCGTTGTAGAACGGCTTGAAGTAGCAATTCAGGAAGATCGCGCGGTGCGCGCCCTTCTTGAACAGCTTGCGCGGGTCGGTGAACCTGCCGGTGAATCGATGGTCGAGGCACATGGCCAGGCAGAGCACTAGGCGGGGCGACACGCGGGCGAAGATGTCGGCTATCCGCTGGCTGAAATCGCGGAAGTGCCCCTCATTTCCCTCGCCGACGCTGCAATACCACCAGTCGCAATTGACTTCGTATCCCGGGCCCCCGACCCACAGCGTGTAGGTGCCGGGGGAAACGGCCACCAGGTTCTTGGCGAACTGCTCGACATGGGTGTCGTAGTCGCCGGCAGCGGCGGCACGCCAGTTCCCGTTCATCGGGAAGGGGACCATCATCACCTGCGGCCGGCGGCCGTAGCCGACCACCCGGGCTGCCTGGCCAGCGCCCTCGAAATCCGCCCAGTCCTTCGTCCAGTTGGCGGCGCGGCCGAGGTCGACCTTCATCCCGATGTTCTTTTCGAACCGGGCCAGGTTGGCGAGGTCGTGGTCCCAATAGGTGCCGATCTCAATGGGCATAGAGCAGCCCTCCTTTCATGTTGGGGATCAGGCCGTCTCAGCCGAGACAGCAATGCCGGCGGCAAACCAGTGCCCGCTCCAGCTGGCTCCATGAGGCCGGCCAGGCCGCCATAGCCGCTCCGCGTAGCATTCCCACGCGGGCGCCTGGTCGGTCGGGATGCGGTAGGGGTCGGTCAGCAGCAGCAGCCGGGCGAACCCGTAGGCTAGGCCGTCATGCCCTTCGATGGCGCGCCAGACGGCGGCAGCTTCGAAGCGCACCGATGCGGCTTGGCATAGGTCGGCCGCGGCGGCTGTACTGGCGCGGTGGGTCATGACGCCCTTGACGCCGCCGCCGCGCTCGAACTGCCAGAAGCCGTGCGCATAATCGACGGGCAACTGGGCGCGGTGCTGACAGCCGCTTTCTTGCCCAGCGATCGCCAGGAGGAACCGCAGTGCCTCCGGGCTCGAGCGCACCCCAGCAGCCTGCTCGGCCCACGCAGCTGCCGGCCGCATCACGCGGCGCAGGAACTCGGCGTGGGTCATGGCGTCCCCCGTGCGCGCGCCAGGGCCGCGTCGTTGAGGCTGTCGGTGCTGACAGGGCCGGTGGGCGCAATCGCGACAGGCTGCGCCGGCTGCGTAAGCAAAGGAGCCTTCGCCGCCAGCTGATCCATGCGCGCATTGGCGCTGTTGGCAGACGTGCTGTTGCCGAAAAAGAATTGAACGATGGCGCCGAACACCGTAGAGATGCCCGACAGCACAATGGTGAAAGTGCCTGCGTTCTCGGTCGGGACGCCCAGGAACAGCACCACTAAGTGCGCAATCGCCCATGTCGCCAGCACGCAGGCGCCGCCAGTCACTTGCGCCCATGCGATGAGGTTGCTCTTGCTGGCCAAATCGCGCGCATCGGCACGGTCCGCATGCTCGGACTGCATCTGCTGCAGGGCTATTTGCTGAAGTGCAATTCTCAGCTCGGCCTGCTTGTCAGGGGGGAGATCGCGGATCTTCTCTGGGTCCGTTGTGCCGGCGATAGCTTCAACGGCTATCGAAGCGACCTGAGCAGCTTTGTCGCCGGCCAAATACCGCGTAAGTGACGGCGCAAGACCAAGCAACGTGCCCAATACAGCAAGCATTGGCATCTCCAACTTCTGGCTTTTGGGGGGGCAGAAATTGTAAGATGGCTTATGCGGGAACGCCGGCTGTTCGAGCAGCCAACGCGCCCTAACCACATCGCCGATGGAACCGACGAATGGCTGACGGCATCCTACAACTATCCGAAGTCTCTGGCATCTACGTAATCCGCAGCCTCGTTTCCGGCCGGGTTTACGTGGGCTCTAGTGTGGAAATTAGAGCTCGATGCTTTGAGCACCGGCGCCAACTCACTAAAGGCAAGCACCATTCACGCTTCTTGCAACGCCATTGGGACAAGCATGGCGAAAGCTGCTTGCGCTGGGAGGTGTTGGAACTGGCCGACTGCAAGACGCTTATAAAGCGCGAACAACACTGGATTGATTGTCTCGGTGCTGCCAATCCAAAGACTGGCTTCAACGCATGCCCTGCCGCCGGTAGCACCTATGGTAGAAAATTAAGCGAAGAAGCGCGGGCCAGAATGAGCGCAGCTCGCAAGGGCCTAAAGATTGGCCCAAGGAGCCCTGAAACGCGGCTAAAGCTCAGCCTTGCGAACCGCGGAAAGAAGCAATCCGCCGAGACTATCGCCAAGGCTGTTTTGGCTCGTAAGGGCATCAAGCTTCCTCCTCGGTCTGCAGAAGCGCGAGCGCGAATGTCTACCGCTCGAACCGGCATCGGTCATTCAGCTGAGTCGAAGGCAAAGATATCTGCTCTTCTCATTGGGCGCCCTGTGTCTGAGCAGACGCGGGAGAAGATACGCGCATCGCTGACGGGGAAAGCTCACCCTATGCCCCCTTGGAATCCAGAGCGCCGAGCCCGCTTTGACGCTCAGAAAGCGGCGCGGTTAGCGCCCCTCTCAAAGTAAGAGGCGCGGCGCCCGGCCGCGCGCGGTCAGTAGAGCAGCGGCAGCATGAAGGAGGTGGGCTGGTCTGCCGGCTGGTTCGCCCCAGGGCGCGCGCCCAGCCGGTTCTCTAATCGGTCCTGCCGCCGCAGCAGTTCCTCAATCCGCGACGCCTGGGCCTGCAGTTGAGCGGTGATCGTGGCGAGCTGCTGCAGCACGCTGTTGAGCCGCTCGGCGCCAGCCTGGTCGGAGATCTCCAGCGCACGCATCCGGTCGCTCGTGGACTGCTGCTGCTGGTCACGGAGGCGCCGGGCAGTATCCACGCTGGTCTCGAGGTTCTGCATCCGGGCGGGTAGGTTGGCCGTGGTCTGCTCGATCTTCCACGAATTCAGAGCCGCGAGGTTAGCTGCAACGGTGGAGCTTGTCCCAGACACCGCCCAAATGGCACCGCCAATGGTGCCCATGATCGCGAGCAGAGTGCCGCACACCATGAGCCACTTCGTCCAGGCGGGGATATCCTCCTTCCGGACGGGTTGAGCCGCCGCGGCGACCTGAGCCGCTTGGACCGCCTGGACAGCGGCGCTTTGCACCGCCGCCGTCTGCCCTGCCTTGATGTCGCGCAACACCTCCACCAAAGCCTGCTGGCCATGCTGCGCGTTGTTCTGCGCATGGGTCCGCTCGCTGAGACGAGCGACCTGCGTCTGGAGCTCGATGATCCGTTCGGCGTCGGTCATCCCGGAGTTGGGCATGCTCATTACTCCCCAGGTTCCTCCGCTACACAAACGCCGCCAAAACGCCCGGCATGCTGCCGTCAGGCACCCGGCCAGGCTGGATTCGCCAACGGCCGAGCTCTCCGAACAGGCACGACGCCCCCGCTACATCGCCGCCGCCGCGAGCCGTGGCGAGCCCCGCCGGTCGCGCGCCGCTAGCCGACTGGACGGCGCCGGCGCTCAGTGCGGCAGAGAGCCCCGACGCAGACACGCCGACGATGGCCTTGGTCGCCGTGCCAGCGGTGTAGTTGCCGAGGGAGACCGAGGCCGTGACGGTGCCACCCACCACGAATTCTGCTGTCACAGCCGAGCCGCCAGCGGAGTTGCGGAGGCGCACCGCATTCGCGTCGGTGCCGTCATCGATCTGCCAGATGATCTGGTCGGAACCAGCGGGCGCCGCCTGCGGCACGAGGAAGGCGGCCAGGACGGTGAAGTCGCCGCTCTGCGCGAAGGCCGCCAGAATGGCGCTGAATGCGTCCCGGGCTCGAGTGGCTGACCCGTAGGATCCCGGTGCCGGCAGGATCGGCGAGCTCGCGGTCCGTCCGGTCTCGATCTGCGGCGCAATCAACTCGTAGGTGTAGTTGTAGCCGGTGCTCGCGGTCATCGTGGCGCGGTCGGCCATGCGCAGGAGTCCGCTAGGGGCCTCGGTCAGCAGCCTAATCCGCTGGACACGCGCGTCCGAGACGCCTGGGGTGAACCCGGAACCATTGTCTTCGACCGTGTCGGACGACGGCCGCAGGGTATGGCCTATCTGGGTGCCGGCGACCGCTTTGTGGAAAGCACTGGCCGTGACGTATTGGTTTTGCGCGATGGTGAAGTTCGTGAAGCGGATCCGGTTGCTCGTCCCCGTCGCCGTACCGGAAACACGAAGCCCGATGCGGTTTACCTCACCTACGGGAGTGATGCTGACGACCTCGTAGACTAGGCCGTTGGCGCTGATGACCCATTCGGCGGGGAGGGCGCCGCCGGATCCGAGCACGCCAAGAACAGCACCTTCACCACGGGGATTGCCCCCGAGCGCAGTCCGCGCCCCCTCCATAATCAGGCGCCCGGCGGCGCTCCAGCGGGGAGCATCCGCGGCGAAGGCGGTGATCGGGAACGAAGGGCTCCAGGCCGGCGAGGCGCGGGAGAACGTGCCGTAGTGCTCGCCTTGGCCGATCAGCTCCTGAGGCGGGACAGCAGGCGCCGCGCGCCGCCGCGCGCTGGTGAGGCCTAGACCGATGCCGAGCATGTCACCACAGCGCCACGATGTTAGTTGCGGTGGTGGCCGGGAGCACACGCAAGGCGCGGACAGGAAGAAGCGTGCCGGCCGGTACGCCAGCGAACGTCGCAGTGTTGGAAGGCCCGCTCGGGCCGGCCTCACTCTGAACCACGACATCGCCAGCGCCGCCGATCCACAAAGCGCGGCAATTGGTGGGGAGGTCGGCATTGGCCGGCGTGACGGCCGACCAGTTCGCCGCCGGGCTATCAACGCCGGCGGAATAGTTGGTGTATCCGGTGGCCATGGCTCTGTCCTTCCTTGCGTCAGATCGCCAGCCCGTAGGCCGCGGCGAAATACTTCCGCAGCAGCGCGAGGCTGCTGGCTTGCGGGGTGGCCAGCACGTCGTTGGACATGACGATGAGATCGGCGAGGCGACCCTTGAACGCGCTGGAAGGGACGCCGCCCGGCGTGTTGCCGCAGCCCAGCAGGTTTTGGATGTCCTGGATCGCGGTCAGACCAGCCTTGGTGGCAGTCACCACTGGCAGATCGTTGAGCTTCACCTTCACGCTACCCGTAGCCCCGTCGAACGTTGCCACGACCACATTCCAGGCGTCGGGCACGACGTTGCCGGCGCTGATGTTCGTATCGCCGCTGACCAACGCGGCGTTCTGAGCCTGATGTCGGAGCGCCATAGAATTGGCCTGGAACCAGATCCGGTGGTTGATGCCGACGCTGGTCGACTGACCGAAGATTGTCTGATCGGTCGTGGAAGCAGGAGCCCGGAACACAATCAGGTTGCTGTAAGCGGTGGTCGGGTGACTGCTCAGGTAGAGCAGACCATCGGTGCCGTCGAACGAAGCGGCCGACTTGCCGTTCACGGCGTCAGCCACGACGGCGGGATGAAGACCGATCGGGGTGCCACCAATGGTGCGCCCGTTCGGCGTGCGATCGATCAGCGTATCGATATTGCCGTTCGCGTCGAGCGTGATCGCCCCCTGGCGAACCGAGTGCCAGCTCCAGATCCCCGGCAGGGCGGGAATGGCCGCGGCGAAGTCGATCACCACCGGAACGCGCGGGTCGGGCGCCGTCAGCGTGAACGGCAGGTTTATAATGCTCATGCGACGGTCTCCTGGAAGGTGACGCACCAGTTGAGAAGGGTCATGCGGGGGAGGGTCACCGAGCGGCCGGCATAGTCGTCCCGGACATTGCCCCAGGCGCCCGCCCGGACGCCGTAGCCGCCTCCGAAAGATGTCCAGGCGTAGCTCAGCTTGCCACCGACAGCCGAGCTCAGGGTGATGTCAATGATGCCCGCCGCGCCGTCCGTCAGGGCGACGTTGGTGATGCTGGCGCCCTCATACTCGAAGCCCCAGGCGCCATTTGGGTGGGGCGGCAGGGTCGTCGCGTCGTAGACGATCGGTGCTCCGTCAGGGCGGTTCAGCACGACCCGCACGACGTTGTCGGAACGGCTGACACTCGTCGGCATCACGGGCTTCCAGGAGGCATTGCCGAGCCGGAAGATCTGGTGCCAGGCGCGGGCTTGGTACTCACCCAGCAGCGCATAGCCCTCCGCACGCAGGTGCACGGTGTCCGAGAGCAGCAGCTGATAGTGGGGACCCACCAGGTAGAAGCCGGCCAGGTCGCGCGCCGCCCTATACTGCGCGATCTGCGCTGGCGTGCCCGGCCCGGCGTTGCTGCTGGCGCTGACCTGGTCCATCAGCAGGGCAATCGCCGGGTGGCCAGCCGGCAGGACGGGCAGCATACGTGCGTTGTAGGAGTTCCGAAGCGTCACCAGGGCGTCGAGGTAGGTCTGCTCTGCCGTCGCCCGGTCCTGCTCGCCCTGGGTCCAGACGATCGCCGGCATGCTGATCTCGCGCCCATAGGCGGCGGCGATAAAGACCGCCTTCTGCAGCTCGGTCACGGCGTTCTCAAAGCTTCCGCTACCTTCCTGCAGCTGTGCAATCGTCCGGCCGCCGCGGGCGTGCCCCCGCCAGACCATGTCATGCAGGATCCCGCGCTTCAGGTTCTCGCGGTGGAGATGCGCCATCATGGCCGAGCCAGGGGACTGCCCCCGGAAGCCGTCGAAGTCGTCCTGCGCCGGCGCGAAGTCGGTGAGCTTGGTCGCGTCGAGAGCCTGGCCGAGGACGCCGCGCAACCCGGTGTTCAGCATCCAAGCATTCGGCGAGAGCGGGGCGGTTGACAGGATGACCGGCTCGTTTGCCGGTATCGCCGGGTTGGTGACGGTAATCTCGCCCGTAGCCAGCGACTGCCCGCCTTGCGGGACATAGGTGATCGACGAGGCAAGAGATGCGACCCCGAGCGGGCGGCCACCGATGAAGCTGGTGAGGTCGGCCGCCAGGCGCTGCCGGCTGTCCCTGTCGAGCGCCCCAAGGGCCACCTCACCGGTCCGCGGGTTGATTCCGACCGAGCGGGTGCGCTGGCCAGCCGGGTTCTTCAGCCCAAAGACATCGACGATCCCGGCGTCATCGATCTCGGCCGTCGAGATATCAATACCGGCGCCGAACAGGTCGCGGCCGACACGAGCCCGGCTTTCGGCGTCCAGCGCGCCTAGCGACACCGTTCCGTCCCTGACGTTAAGGGCGAAGGACCGCCCCGTCTGCCCGGCCGCTATCGCGACGCTGAAGAGATCGAGCAGCCCGTCCTCGCCGACGGTGACCGCCGGGAGGGACAGACCGGCACCGTAGAGAGCGAGCGCCAAGCGGACCCGGCTTTCGTCCTCCAGCGCCCCCAGAGCGAGCATGCCATTGCGCTTGTTCAGCGCCGCGAACAGGCGGGGCAGGCCGTCAGGACCGAGCGGGCGCAGCAGATGGACATAATCGTCGTCCTGCAGACCAACCAAGGCCAGGTCGATCTGGCTCACCCCGGTCACCGCATTGCCGCCGAGCGCCAGGGCTCCCTGCATCGGCTTCGAGCCGTCTAGGGGGAGACGCTGATCGACCGCTCCTGCCGCGGGAAGAACTAGGGCCGGGTTGGTTGAGGGCTGGGTTGCCTCGAGCGTAGCGCCCTTGACGTAGAGGACGGCCCCCGCTGGCGTGGCGACGAAGAAGGTCTGGCCGGTTGCGATCGCCGGGTTGTTGAAGCCAGCCGCGGCAGAAAGCTGGGTGCCGAGGGCCGCTGCGCCAGCAATCAGCGTCGAGACCTGCGCCAGTGCGGCCTGAGCATTGGCTGCTGCCAGTGCGGCATCCGTCTTGCTGCCGCCGGCCGCCTGTTGAGCGTTGACTGCGAGCGTTGAGGCCGCCGCAGCCTTGGTAGCCTCATCAATGGCGGCCGCTTCGCTATCTGCCGCGGCGTCGGCGAACGGCTTGGCCGCGGCGGCACCTTCGGCCAGGGCCACCCGGCGAGCTTCAGGACCTGCAGCCGAGACGGCCGCCGCAGCAGCGGAGGCCTGCAAAGAGCGCCACTCGGCGATGTTCAGTTGAGCCGGCGCCCCACCATCGTCCGGCACGTCGAAGACGATCTCACCCGTCTCAAAGCTCGGATCAGTGATGGCCAGCCAGATGCGCCAAGTGCCGGGGATGTCGGCGGGCACCTCGACGCGCAGGGTGCCCGGGGTGGCCTCGACCACTTGCAGCGGCTGGCCAGGCGCATCCGTGCCGGCAGTCCCAGGCAGCCAGGCGAGGGCTGAGACGCCCGTCGCCCCAGGAACCAGCGCGCCCGTCAGCGCATGGACCACGTCGAAATACACGGCCTGCGTCGAGCCGATCTCCACCCGCTGCCGGCGCGCGGAGTAGTAGGGGCCGAGACGCGGGCGCAGCTTCACATCCACGGCGAGCGTGCTCGACATGAAGGACCTCCAGATTTTTGGGTGGCAGAGGTTAGGGCGGTGCCATGACCATCAGGTGCAGCTTCACGCTGGCCGCGGCCTGCGCGTTCAGCAGGGTCAGCACGAGGACCGGCTTGGTCGCCTTCACCGTCATGGCGGTGTTGGTGATCGCAGTGATCTTCACTGTGATCGTGTCGGCGCTGGCGTCCTGCACGTCGGCCGAGCCGATCGGCACGGTTCCCGCGGGATAAGCGGTTGGGTAGGTCCAGACGTAGGTGCCGTCAGTCCCGGCCGTGACGATGGCGCGCTGGATAGAGGCGGCGTCTTTGCCGGCGTCTCCCTTCGGGCCCTTTAAACTTCCAATTTTTGACCCCGGCATCGACGGATTCCCTTGGAAGAACCTTTGTCACCATGTAGCCTTGCGGTCCGTACGGAGAGACCGGCATGTTCATGACCGATGAAGAGGCGAAGAGGTTCAACTCGAAATGGGTCAAGGTTCAGGATTGTTGGGTTTGGCAAGGCCCATTGGACCGTGACGGCTACGGCACGTTCCACTTTCGACGGCGGGGACGGCGCGCTCATCGCGTCGCATGGTTCATGGCCAAGGGCGACTTGCCGGCTGACCACGTCGTCAATCACACCTGCCGCAATCGGGCATGCGTGAATCCTCAACATCTGCAGGCGGTCACAGCGGAAGAGAACGCCCTGCGCGACAGCACTTCTCTGGCTTATATCAACTCACAGAAGACGCATTGTCCGAAGGGACACCCGTACGACCGAAAGTATGGGAAGCAGCGCTATTGCTCGGTTTGCCAAGCAGAGAAAACCAAGCGTTTGCGAGCCAAGTGGGCCGCTGAAGATCCGCTGAACATCTAGCTGAAGCGCCAAAGATCTCCGGTCGATACGTCGAGATAGAGATCGCCAGCTTGGCCAGACGAAGATGGGGCACCAGTACCACTACCAACTGATGTCCCGTCCCTTCCCTTCAAAGAGGAAATCCACTGCGCCTCAGTGCCGGAGAAGCCTGCAGCCTTCGCGACTTCGTAGGCGCTCTTGCCAGGCGGCCCAGCATCGCCCTGCTTCGTGGCCGCATTCGCCAGCACCTGCTTGTTGGTGGCCCGCCGGCGCTTACCATCCTGCAGCACGATGTGCTCGTCATTCTCTCCGAGCGGCAGGGTCGCCATGGGAATGCGTGGGGGTGTTGCCATCTTGGCAAGTCCTCATGCCTGGGGGTAGGGGGACGCGGCCAGGAGTACCTCAGCACGATCGCTCCCCACGGCCGCCGAGATCTCCGAACGCAGCTCGGGGAACCAAGGGTTGTCGTGGTCGATCCAGTCGGCGGCGCTGAAGATCTGCGCCAGCTGGTCCTCCGCGGCGGCCAGCCTGGCTGCAAGCAGGGCGCATTCGTCCTTGGTGGCGCGCTCGAAGATGTGGATCCGGCGGGTGTACACCTTGACCGGCGCAGAGACTGCATCCGCCGCCATAGCCGCCTGCAGCGCAGGATCCGCATCCGCCATCTGGCCGTCAATCATCACCTGAGCCATCAGTAGACGCCCAGCAGTCGGAAGCGCCCCTGCGCCAGGTTGGCGACAGAGATGCCCGCGATCATCAGGTTGGTGGCGCGCGCCGCCGGCGTGGGGCCAGCCCAGCCGCGAGCGTCAAACCCCGTGTGGACGACACTGGCGCCTACGACGGTGTGGCTGCGCGCCATCCAGGTCCGGGCGCCAGTCGGCTGAAGCGACATGTCGCCCATCATGACGCTCACGCCGGCGGGCGCGATCTGGCCGTAGGAGAGGCCACCACCGCCAGGCGTCACCGCTCCGGCGGTCCAGGATATCTGCGTCTGCGGGTAGTCGGTCGCGCCTTGTATCCAGCTGGTGCCGCCATTGGTCGACAGGCGGAAATAGAGCCCGGCCGAGGCGGCCGAGAATGTGACATCCTGCCACTCGACGATGAACTGCGAGAACTCGGGGGGCAGCGACACCACCCAGGCACCGACCAGCGAGTTGAACACATCCTCGCGGATCCGCACGGACCCAGCGACAGAGCGACTGGCCGGCAACCGCGAGTAGACACGGGTTGCGCCAGTAAAGTTCAGGCGGCTCGTCGTGTTGGCCGTGTTCTCCATCACTTGCAGGATAGTAATCTGATTGGGCGTGCCGATCGTCAGGCGCACCCGGCAAGTCTGCGCCTGAGCACCGTCGAGCATGCCGATCATGATTTCTGACTGATCGGGGAACCGTGACGCAAAGGCGCGCGCTCCGTTGATCGGTCCTGCCAAGCTGAAAGTGGCCAGGTTGCCCGGGGCGTTTGCGACCTCTTCAATGAAATCGCCGATCAGGTCGGGCATCTCACAGGCGCTCCGTCACAGTGGCCGCCCAGGTCCGGCGGAGATACGATCGATAGCCGAACAGCCCGCCCGGCTTGACCCGGCCGAAGACCGCATCGCGCGACGCCCGGATCATGCTTTCGGGGTTCAGGATGAACAGGATGTTGCGGCCGTCCCGGCATGTCCGATCCATGTCGAAAGCCCAGTCCTCGATCTCGGACTGCCGCAGCGTCTCGATCGACAGGTCCCAGCGCCGCCGCACGGCCAGCAGCTCCCGGTATTCCTGCCCGCCGCGGGTCTCGTAGTCGTCGGCGCGCTCTTCGTGGCCGAACTGCGTCGAGTAGCTCACGCCGCCCAGCATCTCGGTCGCGGGCCCGGCGTAGGCCAGGGCGATGTTCAGAAAGCCGTCCGGGTTGGAGGCGTTGATCACGTCGCATCGCACATAGCGCGCCGTGATCTCGCTGGGCATGATGTGCACCGACTGCCCGATGCCAGGCACGATCCGGGCGTTGATGTTACCGGTGTCGTAGAGCGGATCCGACATGTCTTCATTGTCGCTGAGCCTCCAGCGCACCAGGGCGTTGGTGTTCAGGTTGCTGCGGAAGAAGGCCAGGATCCGCCAGGGCATCGAGGCCCCAGCGTCCACCATGAAAGCCGCCGTCGTGCGCCCCGCCGGCGTCTGCCAGGCCTCCGACGCCGCGCCATGCACGGTCGCCAGATTGGTCGCCGGCATGGTCGTCTCGGCGTAGGTGGCCGAGAGCGCGCCGGTCACCACGTAGTTGGTGAGACCCCACCAGGGATTGGCCATCAGATCAGCACCGTGAGGGTTGAGGTGGTCTCGCCGCCGCGGATGCTCTCACCGACCACGACGCCGTTCAGGCCGCTCTGGAAGCCCCCCCGCGGGTAGGTGATGCGGACCACGGTGCCGAGATCGACGCCAAGCGCCCGGTCGATCGGCACCACCATGTCGTAGAGGCGCCGATACGCGCACCACATCAGGGCAAGCCGGTTGGTCAGCGCCTGCGCGTTGGTCTGGCTCAGCAGCCGCGTGGCAATGGCCGGCGGGTCGCCCGCCGTGCGGTAGCTCTGCTGGATCGGCGTCGAGACGTAGGTCGCGGTCCGATACTCCTGCGCCAGGTATTGCTGCCGCGTCGGCGTCACATCCGGGTCCAGGTTGTTGGTCTGCAGCGTGTTGTTGCGCTGATAGCTCACCCGGATCCGACCCGGGGGTGGCGCCAGGTCGGCTGGCAGCTGGCGCGGCCGGATGGAGACGATGTCGGTGCTGTCGAAGGTCGCCGTGATGGGTGGCGAGCTCGGCAGTGAGGCGATGTAGGCCAGCCGGAGCCGGCCGTCCCGGGTCGGCACCAACTGCGCCCCCATGCCGGCCAGGAAGGGGGCAATGGCGTCGATGGCCGAAACCGGCTGCGGCCAGTAGTCGCCCGAGATGGACGGAAACGACGCCTGGGCCCCGGCAAAGCTGTCCAGGTCCAGGTACTCGGCCGGCAGCCCGACTTCCTCCGTCAGCAAGTAGCGCACCACGTCCGCGGTCTGCGACACCGCGCCGGCCGCGGGGAAATGCCCGTAGGCGTCGCAGGTCAGCTGCCAGCCATTGCTGAGCGGCGAGCCCAGCTGCAGGTAGAGGCCGGTCGGGATGCTGATGACGCGGAACTGGCCAGGCGGGCAGGTGGTCGCATAAGGGTCGGATACCGCGGGCGCCCGGGTCATGTTCGAGAAGTCGCCGCCGGTGTAGACGAAGTTGATGCCCCCTGGCCCGTCGCTGACCTGGTAGAGCAGCACCGAGGGGTCGACCAGAACCGGCGTCACGTTGTTGACCGGGTTGCCGAGCAGGCCACCCCGCACTTTGGGCACAGGCTGGCCTGCCATGTCGGCCGTGCCCTCATAGGCCCCAGTCCCGAGGTAAAGCCGCGACAGCAGCGGCCGCTCGAGCCAGTAGGTCGCGTCTCGCACTTCGATCGTCAGTCCCTCGTCACCCAGGAACCAGGGGCGAGACAGCCCGGCGAACACCAGCGACATGCTGGACCGCGGCGGATCGAGCCACAGTTGCCTGGCCGCATCCCACGTCCGCTGACCCCGCAGCACCCGCACCGCGCGCCGGTCCGAGTTGTAGGTCCCGGCCAGGCTGTCAAACCGGCCGTCGGCGTTGCTTAGGGTCAGGCCACCCCATGCCGCCGCGGCGTTGCTGGCACCGAGCGACAGGTTGATCTGCCGATCGATGGACAGCGCCGAGCGCAGCAGGGGCGGGTAGGGCTGCACCCCGCCAGTGTCCGCGCTTCGGCTGCGGTAGCCGACATCACTGGCTCGCAGCACGTCGGACGATTCCAGCGGCTGCGGCACGGGCCAGGGGAAGCCCTCGCCGGTAAGCCCGTGGCTGTAGAGCGCCTGAGCGGCCAGGCCTGGCCGGAAGACCTCCTGCTCGACGAGGGTGATGGCGGTCATGCGGCGATCCGCGACGGGGCACGGCCCTGCTGCGCGGCATCAGCCCGCAACCCGCGAACCTCCTCCTGCAGACGAGCAATGGCGGCCACGAGCGTCTCCGTCGATGTCTGCTGGATGGCGGCTTGTGCACTGGCGGTCAGGACTTCTGCGGAAAGCTGGCCAATGGAGCCCAGGCTCGCCTCAATGCGCGACACGGCGTTGACGTAGCCGCCGCCGGACGTGCCGAAGACGCCGGCCGCGGAGTTGCGGTAGGTCTCGGCCGCCTGCTGCAGGCCCTGCAGCGAGGCCAGGTCGCCGCCCGCCGCCGACCGCGAGAGCTGGTTGAACTGCCGCTCGGCCGCCATGTATTGCTCGCGCGGGTTGAGCGTCGAGCCCGTCCCAAACCGCAGGCTGTTGGCATAGTTTGCCAGCGAGGAGATCGCCCCCGCCGCGGTTTGCTGCGCCTGCTCCCGCGCCTGCTGGGCAGCCATGGCGGCAGCCTCAGCCGCGCGCGCCTGCTCCTCCGCCGCGCGAGCCTGCGCTTCGGCCAGGCCGTCCGTCGCGACTACGGCATCCGCCATCGTCTGCGCCAGGTTGGCCGCGGCGTCGTCTACCCCGCGCAGCGAAGTCGACACGTCCAAGAGCTGCGACTTGTCCAGCCCGCCCAGCACCTGGCGCAGCTGCCGGTCGTAGAGCAGGTTGGCCGAGCCGGCACCCGCCGCCGCATCGTAGTTGCCGCCGTTGGCCTGCCAGTTGGACCGGATACCCAGGATGCTGGTGATGTAGTCGCGGCCCTCGGCCGTCCGCGTCGCAGCCCAGAAGCTCTCCGCCGCCGTCTGGCGCGCCGCGGCCACAGCCTCGTCACGGCGCTGCACCAGGACTGCCTCGGACAGACCCAGATCCCGGGTCTTGGCGATTACGGCGTCATAGGGCGCCGCTACCGCCGCCAAGGCCTCCGCAAAGGTCTGCGTAGCGCCAGCCGCCTTTGTCAGCGGCTCGTAGACTGTGCGGGTCCACTCGATGTTGCTGAATGCCGTCTCGAGGTTGGCCGCGGCCCCCTTGGCCATCTCGGCCGCGATGACCTGCGCGACATTGGCCGAGCCGCCACGCAGGCCGCCCAGCACGGCCATTGTCAGGTTGCGCTGGTCGGTCGCCTCGTCCTTGTCATTGCCGAAGTGGATCTGCCCGCCAGCGGAGGCGTCCAGATTCAGCTGCAGCCGACCCAGGGTGTCGTTGATCTTCTGCAGGCTGGCCTCGACGGCGCCGATCGCCTCGGCGTCGTTCATATGCTTCGACCGCGACCCGGTGACCATCAGGCCGTTGCCGTTGCTGCCGTACTGCACGCTGGCCGCGGGGTTGGGGGCGCCGGGGCCGAAGAGGCCGCCCAGGAGGCCGCCGCCGGCACCGCCCAGCAGGCCCCCGATCAAGGTGCCCACGCCCGGGACGATCGAGCCGAGAGCCGCGCCGGCTAGCGCGCCGCCGCCGGAGCCGATCATGCCGCCGGTGGACTTGCCGCCCACGAGGCTATTCAGCAGCATGCCAGCGCCGAAGCCGGCACCAGCGCCGCCGAACAACCCTCCCAGGGTCGTCACTGAGGAGCCGGTGATGCCGGCAGAAGACAGGAACGCCAGCTCGCCAGCCGACTGCGCACCACTGGCCCACAGCGGCGTCGAGAGCAGCCCGCCAGCCCCCCCGAGGCCACTGAGCCCCAGGGACTGGCTGATGCTACCAAGGCCAAGCGTCTCGCCCATATTGGCGAGGCCAAGCGCCTGGCCGATGCCGCCGAACATGCCAGACGAACCGGATATGCTGCCGGCCGCCCCAGCCATCGCAGAGCTACCCATGGCGCTACCGACGATCGGCGCGATGATGGGGCGGATGACGGCCTCAGCCGCAATGCGGGCAATGATGCCGACCGCAGTCCTGCGCATGGACTGCCACATGCGGTCCCAACCGCCCTTCGTCGTGGCGAACATGTCGGCAAAGAGGTCGGCGCCGTAGCGGACCACGTCGTTGGTAGTCTGCTGGGCCTCCGCTTGCTGCGCCTTCAGGAGCGATCGGGTTTCGTTCGCCCGCTTGTCGACTTCCTTAGGATCGAGAGGGGTGCCCCTCATGCCATCGCGGATGGCGCGCAGCGCCGTCAGGTCGCTCTCGCCGGCAACCAAAAGGCCCGACTGGCCATCTCGACGAAGAGTGTCCCAAACACGGGCAAGGGCAACCGCCTCGGCACGCTCTTGAGCCAATGCCTCCCGTGAAGCTTGACGGCTGGCAGTCGCAGCAGCGCGGGCGCGCTGTTCGGCTGCCCGCTTGGCCTCTTCGGCTTTCTCGGTCTCAGTGGCCAGAGTGCGCTCGGCCTGGACAGCTTCCGTTGCCACACGAGTACGCTCAGCAGCACCTTCTCGGAACAGCCGCGTCCGCTCGGCGTCATCCTGCACGGTCTGCTGCAGACGCTGCGCCTCTGCCTCCGCGAGATCAATTTCGGCCTTGCGGATCCGCAGAGCATCCGACTGCTGCTGGGTGGCTGTCTTGAGGGCATCCAAACCACCAGTGCGCAGAGCCTGCAGCCGCGAGTTGGTGTCCGAGATGCTCTGCTGCAGCGTCGCAAACGGGGTGCTCGCAGCAGAGGCCTGCCGCATGAGGTCAGCCAGCGCCCCGACAGCACCAGGGATGCTGTTCGTGCGCAGCGAACTCAGCATCTGATCGACGAGGTTCAGCGCGTCGCTGTTTTCCAACAGCTTCGGCCGCAGGGCGTCGAGGCTCTTGACCAAGGGCTCAAGAGTGGAGGTGAGCGGACCGCCCGTCCGTTGCGCCGCTGCGAGACCATTGGACAGGTCAAGCGACCGCTCGGCCGCGTTCGCAGTGGAAACCGCGTAACTGTCAAGGACCCGGGTGACTGCCTGCACCTGCGCCGGCAGATCACCGAAGCTCACGCCCGCCACGTCGCCGGCACTGACAGACCGCGCCGACCGCAGACGGCCCTGCAGACCCGAGAAATCTACGCCCTGTTCCATCAGGCGGTCGGTATCGGCCGAGAGCTCAGCGCGGCGAGCCGATAGCTGGCGCTCCTCGTACTGCCGCACGTCCTCGGTGAGACCCTGATATCGGGCCCGGAGTATATTCAGGCGCTCGGCCTGCTTATCGAGGCCCGAGACCCACTCCTCGGCGGCCTTGAAGGTCGCGTTGTACTGAGAATCAACGCGCTTCAGCACCTCCTCGTGCTGCTCAAGCGCCGTCTTTCCCTCCATGAGGCGGTAGACGACTGCGCCGATGGCTACGCCCGCGCCAGCCAGCGCGCCGACCATCCCAAAACCGCCTAGCAGCTGAGGGAGCTGTTGGGCGAGGGCCGTGATGGCCGACTGCCCGCTGGCCACCTGCACGAAGAAGTCGCCCACCTGGTACGATGCGTTCTGCACCTGGCCAGCAACACGGTTCGCCGAACCGGCAACATTGTCGTTGGCCGTCGCCAGATTGTTGAGCGCCCGGCCTTGGGTCTCATAGCGGGTCTGTAGAGCCGCCAGCGCCTGGGACGCACGCTCCGCACTGACCGCTCCAGATTCCTGCGCACGCTGAACCAGCAACGTCGCCTGCTCGTACTGGCGCTGCTTGCCGGCGGTGGTGTTGAGACGAGCCTCGAGCTGGCTGAACGCGGCCTCGAACTGCGGGAGACCGTCGACACCAATCTTGACGGCAAGATCGCCAGTGGTGCCTGACATGCGGTCTCCTTTTTGCAGCGTTGGCCGCTTGGCTCAGTCGCCTCGGTTTTTTCGAGCAGCCGCTTCGGCGCCATCCAGCACGCCGAACGCACGCATCAGCCAAGCCGGCTGGTCGCATATGCCGCCAGCCGCGGGCAGTTGCTGCAGCCCGCCCATTCCGCCCTGACAGCGGAACCAGAGGCTCACCGCATGATAGAAAGAGCGGGGGATATAGAACCGGGGGTTAGGCTTCCAGAGCCTGCCGCCTGCTTCCCAATAGCCGCCTTCCGGTGGGCGGATAGCGTCCGGGAAGGCCCCAACGGCAGACCGCATCACCTGGAAGGCGGCTCTCAAAAACCCTCGTCTTCCCTCGTCGGGTTGATGGTGCTGATCGCCACCTGAGCCAAGGCCGACAAGTCGCCAGCCGGCAGGGCCTTCGCCATGTCGTCCGCGGTCATGCCCTCGGCGAATTCCGGAAGCCCTGCGCCCTCCCAGCCCACCACGCAGAGGGCCACGAGTTCGGCGTGCTCTGCTCGGTCGAGCTTCAGGGCCAGGGCCCGCATCTCCTGCAGGGCCTTGTCGTCGCGGACCAGCCACTCGGCCACCTTCCGCGCCACATCGGCCTTCATGAAGCGCTGCCGCGCCTGCGACACAGCCTCATTGGGCTCGCGCAGCGCCTCTCGATCGGTCTCGCCGATCGGCAGCTGCAGCCGGGCGTCCTGGAAGGCGATTTCAGCCGCCTCATGCTCGTCAATGGCCGCTGCCATCTCCGCTTTGCCCACGCGGCCCAGTGCCTCTCGGATCTCCCAGTTGATCACCGCCGAGGTTGGCCGCATCGCGAAGCCAGATGAGGTCGCCAGGTTGCCGGCCTCATCGAAGGACGGCGCCCGGAGGGTATACTTCCGCCCCCCGAAGGTCTTTGTGATCCGGTAGCCAATGCTGGTGATGACGGCCATGATCAGAACACCGACAGGAACATGCCCTGACCCGGCACATCCGGCATCAGGCTCAGACTGTCGACGCCCATCTCGCCGCGGTTGGCGTCGTCATAGGAGGTGATCCGCAGGCTCGGGTTGGTGACCGCCACCCGGTTGCCCACCGCGGACCCCATGACGCCGGCGAAGGGCATGCTGGTGCCCACCTGGAACTTGCCGAAGCGACCAGCGCTGTTGGTCGTCGAGCTGAACGGGTCGATGGTCACCGACGAATCCGCCGCGGTGATCTCCGGGGCATCGTAGCCCTGGGGCGCCTCGGGGTTCTCGGGATCGTACATCGTGACGTTCGAGTTGTAGGTGTAGCGGGCGCAGCGAGCGAGTACGCGGTCGAGCCGCGACAGGCCGTTCGCCCAGATCGGCGCCTGGGGCCGGGTGATGGAGTTCCAGCCGGTCGGCAGAGCCACGGTGTCATAGGCCGCCAGCAGCTGGCCACGCATGGAGAAAGTGATGAAACCTGGCTGACCAGCGCTCATTTCCAGAGACATGGAGCCCTTGCAGCCGACGAAGCGCCAGCGCTGTCCGCCTCGATAGAAGTAGATCGTCACCGGCCGGAAGAGGGTCTCATCGTCGGTGACCCGGTAGAGCCAGTTCGCCGGGACCTGCGCCAGGGTGGTCGTGCTCAGCACCGGGCTGAAGGTCATCGGCAGGGTGGCGACGCGACCAACGGTGTAGTCTAGGATCGTGGTCAGAGCCGGCGTCGTCGGATTGCCACTCAGCACCACCGGCATGCCGCGATAAGCCTGAGCCGTGGCGGCAAAGGGGGTGGCCAGGGTTGCCGTGGTCGCCGTGCCAGCGGTCGCCGCGGTCGGGGCGCCGACGGCGGCGGCCTGCTGGACTTCCTCGAAACGGCAGGCGCGGATCAGGCGGGCCCATTCCGGTGCCACACCCGCCTGGCCGCTCCCGCGGAGCGGCATGCGGATGTTCAGCTGAGGGCGGATGCCAGTGGGGATCGGCCCATTGCGGTCGAAGCTGCCGGTCAGCGACGGATCTTCCACCGTCTGCTGCGGAAGCGACCAGGTGACCTCGGCGCCGATGAAGTCCGTCAGCGCGGGGCTGCCGCCGAAGGCATCCTGGCCCTCGACAGTCTCGGTCTTGACCGCAATGGCGGCGAGCCGCGTGCGGATGGTGTCGGTCGCCATGCGCCCGCCTCCTCAGGTTGGAATCAAAAAGGGCGCCTCGCGGCGCCCCTGGATCAGTCCTTGGCCGCGGCCTTGGCCGGCGGCTTCTCGTCCTTGGCGTCGGGATCCTTGGCCCTGCCGTCCTTCAGCGCCTCGTGGTCGGCGGGCAGGTAGGCCACCTGACCAGGGGCCAGCGGCGGGCCGACGTCACGGTCGATCGGCTTGACCACCAGGACCCGCTTGAGCTCGGGCAGGGGGGAGGTCGCGATGAGGGGCGCCGCGGTTTCCACCGGGGGCGTCGACGGTCTTTTCGGTCATCAGGGGGCTCCTAGAGCGTCTCGACGTAGGCGTTGCCGCGGGTGGTCCAAACCTGGAAGACGAACTCCTGCGTAAAGCGGACGCTCGCGCGCTCGGAAACGGCAGCCCCGGCCCGGTCGACGTCGAAAGAGGTGTCTTCGCCCCAGAGCTCGAGCGTCCCATTGACCAGAGGCACCATGATTGCCCCCTCCGGCAGGATGATCGCCTCGATGAGACGCGCGTGCAGCGCGTTCATGGCTGCATCGAGGTCTGGCGCATCGCCTGCGGCCTCGGCTTCGACGAACCCCTCGACCATCCACACCATCCGATAGGCCACTTCGCCCACCGCCGGCGCAGGAGCCTGGCTGTGCGGGCCGTCGTAGCAGCGCAGCGCCGGGAAGATGGCGTCGGAAGGCAGTTCGTCCTTCGGATTGCGCTCGATGGACCGCTCGGCGTCGTTCATTTCCGGAAATGCGGCCTGCAGACGCTCGTGGAGGCCCGCAAAAACCGCCTCGCGGAAGGGAATGCGCGCCATGGCGTCAGTCCTGCCGCGCCAGGCCGAGAATGTAGAAGGATTCGGTCGCGTCCTGCTCGATCGTCTCGACCTTCCAGCCCTTTTCGGAGCCGAGGCCGATCAGATCGCCACGCACGGGGCGGCCGGGGGCGATGTCCACCATGGCGATCATCGCCTCCACACGCACCGAGGCCTTGCCGCGACCATCCATGCCGCTCAGGTCGCCGTTCTCCGGCTGCCGGAAGACGGCTTGGATGGTGAACGGAGGGCCACCAGTCTTGTGCTGGTAGGAAATGGCGTCTCCGCCCACCCGCGTCATGAGCGCGGCGGCTCTGGCGAAGGTGGGCCGGAGGGACATCAGATGGCCACGCCGTCCAGACGGACGTAGGCGACGGCGTCAGCCGAGGCCGCCGGCCGAGAGGCGGTGCCGATCAGCGAGTTGCTGGTGGCCGTGCCGGTGACGCGCTTGTTGGTGGCGTCCCAGTAGACCTTCTGGAACTGCGTCAGCGCGCCGGTCGCCTTGGGAAGGGTCACCACGCCGACTAGGCGCAGCACGACGGGGGCATTGATGGCCGCAGCGGTCGTGGCCACCCCGAACATGCCGCCGATGACCACGCCCTCGCCGCTGGCAAGGGCCGCCGGCGCAACGACCTCGATCTGGTCGCCCACCTGGATGAAGTTCTGCATTGCTTTCGCTCCTCAGGCAGGGGCCGATCAGGCCGGGCCGGGGTTGTAGTAGACGCCGATGGTGTCGATCGGCGCGGCCTCGTAGTCGAGCGAGACGCGGACCTTGACGCCGAAGGTGTCGAAGCTGGCCTCGGCCACCACGTCGGGCGTCTCGACGCCGTTCAGCAGCGGCACAGCGACGACCGGGCGCAGCGCCGGGTCCGCCATCAGCGCCCAGGCATTCGGCGGAAAGCTCGGCTCGTAGATCAGCTCGAGATTGCCGAAGTAGGTGTTGCGCGCCGTGGTGGCGACGCCGTTGATCACCGTCGTGGTGGTCTCGCTGTTGAGGAAGATCCGCGCCTCGTGCCGGCGATTGATGCCGACGATCAGGTAGCGGGGCGTCAGACCGAGCGGCCGGCCCGGAACCACCGCCTGCTGCATCATCGCCGTCTCGGCGACGGCGAGCGTAGCGTCATTGATCGGGCCGTCGACGGCCGCTAGGTTGCCGTGGCTGGCATGGAACAGCGGCAGGCCGTCCGGCATCAGGATCGAGGTCGTGCCCTGGATGAAGACGCGCCAGACGCGGGCGGACAGCGACCGGGCGGCCATCACGCCATAGGCGCGGGCGTTGCTGGTGAACTCCTCCAGGTCGTTGTTGATGATCGCCTGGCGGGAGAAGGCGAAGCCTTTGGCGAAGGTCTCGAGCTTCACCTTGGCGAAGGCGCGTGCCAGCGTGCCATAGGTGATCTCGCCGTGCTCGCGCACCAGCTCCAGATCCGGCAGCTCGAAGCCGCCGCGGATCTGCTTCTCCTTGAAATCGTCGAAGTTGAAGGTCCGGGCGACCTTGCGCCACTCGGTCGAGGCCGCCAGGAAGCTGTCCAGGACGATTTCGCCGGCGGTGTCGCCGAGCAGCTGGCCGAAGTCGCTGGTGGTCAGCATGCCAACGGTGCTGGACGCCCGGATCCCGAACGCCTCGCGGAACAGCTTGTCCGGCGCCATGTAGCCCGACGCGCGGCCGGTCTGGGCGGTGATGAACTCCGCCGCCATGTCGCGCAGGTTCATGCCCTCGTAGCCAGCGGCCGCGGTCAGCACCTCGGGCTTGGTCACCTGTCCGCGGCGCAGGATCGAAGCGCGAATGGCCGTGACCGCATTGCCAGCGCCGTTCGGGGGGACGGTGCCGGCCGGGCGATCGGGCGAACGCTGGGCGAGGATCTCGAGGGCCACGTCACGGGCCTGCTCTTCGGTCGAGCGAGCGTCGAGCTGCGCCACGATGAAGTCCGGGCCGAGCTTGGCACGGGCCGCGATGGCCTGCAGCTGCGACAGGCTGGCGGCGACAGGCTTCACCTCCAGAACGGGAGCCGGAGCCGGGGGGGCGGCGGGGGGCTGCCCGGCCGCCGGGGTATCGGTATCGGGCATGCTGCCCTCCGTGGTGGGGGTGATCGGGTCGGGAGCTGCGGGCTGGACCATAGCCAGGACCGCGGCAGGAGCGTGGGCGTAGGCGCGCACCGTGTTGGCAGCGCGGGCGGTGACGGGAAGCGCAGCAGCCTCCCCTTCCACACGAGTGGCGAAGCCCTTCGCCACCGCGTCGTCAGCCGACAGCCAAGTCTCGGCGGCCATCAGCGATTCAATTTCTTCGGCCGGCAGGCCGGTCCGGCTGGCGTAGATGCCGGTCATCGCCGCATCGACGCGGGCCAGGAGGGCGATGGTCTCGGCGTGGTCCGCGCGATTGCCGACGGTCAGGCCGGCGCCGTTGTGGATCATGAGAAAGGACGCTTTGGGCATCACGATCTCATCGCCGGCCATTGCGATGATGCTGGCGGCGCTCGCAGCGAGTGCGTCCACCACGACCGTCTTGCGGCCGGGGTGGCGCGCCAGGATGTTGTGGATGCCGAGCCCCTCGAAGGCGACGCCGCCATAGCTGTTGACGCGAATGGTCAGCGGCGCGTTCGGATCCAGGCCTGCCATGGCCGAAGCCACACCGGCGGCGGTGACATCGAAGCCAATGTCGCCAGTCATGACCAGTTCGGCGCCGCCGGACGCAAACGCGCGGATGCCAGGGGCGCCAGCTCGGTCGGAAAGCGGCAGCGCCTCCATCAGATCGGCCTCGTCGCCGGCGCCACGGTCGCGCAGATAGCTGGCGACCACCGAGGCCGCGGTCGGTTTGGTCATACTTCGGCCTCCGTTGCCGGGTTGCGCGGCGGGCGGGGGGCGCCTGGCGCGCCAAGTTCCACGGCCGCGTTCTGGGACGGGTTCTGCGCCTGCCCCGAGTTCGTGATCCGCCGAGGATCGCTGTCGAGGATGATGCCCCGCGTATCGAGCAGCTGGTTGCCGCTCTGGATCTCGTCCGCCTGCGTGCGGGGGTCGTAGCCCAGCGACGAGACCGACTGCTTCCATGTCGCGAGGCCAGACCGCATGGCTACGACCATCGCAGGGATCTCCCGGGTGGGATCGACCATCTCGATCCGCGGCGTGTCCCATTCGACGGGGTAGCCGCCAGCGCGCTCCGGCAGTGCCCCGCTCAGAACCGCGGCGTCGATAAAGGCCTGGTAGATCGGGTCGCACATCCGGGGGATGTGCATGAGCCACTGGTCCTGCTCGACAGAGCGCCGGAAGGGCAGATCGCCTGCGCGCAGGCTGGAGAAGTTCGCCTGGCGCAGATCGCCGCTGATGAGGTGGTAGGTCACCCCGTAGCCCATGGCGACGGCCATGAGCTCGTGGATGGCAAAGGGTTCGAAACTGCCAGCGCCGCTCGGCTGCAGGAACTCCGGCTTGCTGCCAGGCGGCAGGTTGCCGACCATTCCGGGATAGAGCTCGGTCGGCAGTCCAGTGCTGACTTCGGCGCCACCAACCGGGCCTGGGGTCGTCATCTCCATGGGGTCAGGAGTGGTGATGAAAACGCCGAGAAGCGCCTGCACCTTGGCCTGCTCGACGGCTGCCTCTGTGAACTCTTCCAGCCGCTGCATCCGCATCAGCACGGAAGCCGCATCCGGCACGCCGCGAATCTGACCAGGCCGCTGCTGATGAGCGCGGTAGAGGTGGATGACCTCCGAAGCCGGGATGCGGTCGAACGGCACCCCTCCGCCAGTGATCGGCATACCCTCGCCAGGATGAGCGCGCAGCAGCCGGTAAGCCGCCGGCCGACCCCGAGCGTCCATCTCGATGCCCATGACAACCCGGGCCCGGCCTGGCGTGGTCTGCACCACGTCGTCCAGGTAGTCGGCCTCCAGCACCTCGAGTTGCAGCGGCACAGGCAGGCCGAGAGCCCGGCCTTCCCGCGGCGTCAGGCGAACCAGCCGGATCAGCGCCTCGCCGTCCTGGCTCCGAGCGCGCGCGGCCTGCGCCTGCTGCCCGTAGAGGTCGAGCACGCCTGCCACGTCGCTGCGCTTTGCCCACTCGGCATGCAGGGCATTGACCCGGTCGTCGAGCGCGTCGTCCCCCGTCGCGCTGCGGGGGCGGATGCCGTAGCCGACCTCGTAGGCCACGCGGATCGACACGGCGCGCGCGGCATAGGGATTGTCCCGCACCGCTTCGCGCGACCGCTTGCGCAGATTCCGCAGCGCGGCGCCGAGCTCGTTGTTCGGCCCCTTGGTGCTCGCCGGCCAAACGCGCCCACGCGGCGCCACCTGGCCAGCCGTGTAGGCGGTGATCCGATCTAGCCGCAGCCGGGCCTGGGCACGCTCCAGGGCTCGCTGCGGAGAGACCGCACCGATGACCCGATCGAGGATGTTCGCCATGTCAGATCCGGCGCATCGTCACGCGCTGGAAGGTCACCGGCGTCCGGGCCGCGGGCACGCCGCCAAGCAAAGCCAGTTCCGCCCGCAGCATCCGCAGCAGACCAGGGGCCTGGGTCGCATCGATCCGGGTGAAGCCGGACCCGTCCGGGAACCTGATCTGCTGGATGCCCTCGGCCAGGCCGAGCACCAACGTATTGATGGCGGACTGCAGCTGAGTCGCGGTCAGCGTCCCGGGAAGATGCACTTCACTCATCGCAGTGCTCTCCTATCGCCCGAAGTAGCCGCGCCGCGGCCCGTTGAACCATCCGCCACCCTGCTGCCGGCTTGCAGCCGCTATCGCAGGCACCATCGCCTCTGGAGCCGCCGTCATGGCGACCGGTGCAGGAGCCGCCGCAGCGACCGGCTCGGCTTCCACGAAGAACTCCGCCCGCAGCGCCTTCCACTTGGCAGGCGCCCACCGGTCCATGCCCATGGCTGAGCAGACCGCCCGGGCGTACTTCCAGCAATCCAATGCCTCACGGGCATGGACTGGCTTCCATTCGGCTTTGTCCTCGAGCCATTGGTCGCCGACCATCTGCTTGCAGGTCTCTTCGCTGGCCAGCGCCGCGGGCAGGTGCACATACCCAGGCGGGTAGGCGATGCCGTCGGCCTTCTCCTCGCCAGTGGGCGGGTCGAGGGCCAGGAAGCCGTAGAGCTCCAGCGTGATCAGATGACCACCGACCATGCCGAGCTGCAGGCCGCCCTTCTTGCGCTTGCCGTTGGCCGTCGTGTCACGCACGCCCGACCAGGCGAACACCGGCGCCGCCATGGTGTTGGCGCCCTTGACCGGGATCACCAGGCCGCGATGCTTCCGCGCCCAGGCTTCGACCTGCGTCGTGGCGAAGCCGGTGTCCGCACCGACCTTGGTCAGCCGCATCTCAGCGCCGCTCTCGTGGCGCCAGGTCTGCTGGATGGCCTCGCTCGCCTGGTCCCAGACCACGCGGTTGAACGGGTTGCCGTCGATCTTGATGAAGTCGACTAGCCAGGACTGCCGATCAGCGCCCCAGCCCCAGACATAGATCTCGATGCGGTCCTTCTGCACGTCCAGCCCGGCGGTCAGGACCAGCGCATCGCCGGGGACAATGCCGAGATCGTAGTCCTCTCGCCGGTCATAGAGCCGACGCCACTCCGGGGCCTCGCCGCGAACCTGCCAGGTCTCCCCCAGCGTCTGGTTCACGAAGGTCATCAGCGTGTTCGGGTCCTTGCGGACCGCCAGGAACTCCTTGGCCAGTTCCAGCCAGGCAGCGCCGGCGAACTGGCTGTAGCCAGCCCAGATGTGGAAAGACCGATGGCTCGGGCCGTTCTCCGGAGCATCGGCGACCCACTCGCCCTGCTCGTCCATCCAGGCCTTGTGCGACTCCTCGATGTCGCAGCCCTGCTCACAGCGATACCAAGCCCGGGTCGGCTTCTGCCGCGGCTCCCAGCGGATGCCGGCGCCGGTGCCGTCGCCGAAGATCAGCTTCTGCCGGTGCCCGCAGTGGGGACACGGCACATGCCGGTATTCCTGCGTCCCCTGCTTGAACAGGGAGTCGATGCGACTGGCCCCGGCGATCGTCGGCGTGCTGCCAGCAGCCTTCAGCGGCTCGTCCGAGGTAAGGCACCGCTTGAACGCCAGCGCCGCCTGGTCGCCCTCTCGGCCAGCCGACAGGGGGTAACCGTCAGGCTCCTCCAGCAGGACCTTGTCGGCGGTGACGCGCCGGAACTCCTTTGGGCTGTTGGCGCCCTTGATCTGGATGAACCCACCCGGGAAGCGCTTGGCGCGCACCTGGTTGTTCGGGTGCCTCGGCTTGAACTCGACCACGCTCCGGACCGCAGGCCACTGCAGCACCGGCTCGAGGTCGTCCTTGCTGTACTTCTCGGCGTCGTCGATCGTCGGCTGGTAGATCAGCAGCCGGGTCGGCCGCTGGTGGATGCAGTAGGCCACGAAATTCTGCACGATCTGCGAGTAGCCCAGGCGGCTGCCCTTCTTCACCGTGATCTGCGTGACCTTCGGATCCGTGAAGGCGTCGGCGATCCCGATCTGGAACGGGAAGGCCTTGTAGCGGCGTCCATCGGCCAGGCGAGCATGCTGCGCCGACCACTGCGACAGGCTGATGGAGCGCTTGGGCTTCCAGGCTCGGAACCACTTGGCCGCTTCCTCGGCCACCTTTGAACCAACGACCGTGAAGGTCTCAGCCGTCCGCGGCGCCTTCTTCGGCTTCCTCATCGTCTTCCCCGCCGGCGGATTCCTGCACGCGCGTGATGGTCAGTTCCTCGAGGGCGTCTTCCACCGCGGCGTCGATCCTGACCCGCAAGCCGGCGTCCCCTTTGGCGACCGAGGCGCCCATCCGCGCCAAGCGAGCCTTGCAGCCCTCGATCAGGCCGATGATCGCGTCGGTGTAGGGCTGTGCCAGGACGAGCTCGCCGCGTTCCCTGGCATTCTTCATCGACTGGGCGTCGGCCTGCTCCTTGGCGAGGCGAGCCCGCTCGGCGACTAGGTCGAGGCCTTCCGCATCGGCGCCTTCCGATGCTCGACCGGCGGCCTGCTCGCGCAGCCGGCGGATGTAGGCGACCCGGCAAGCCTCCAAGTCGAGGTTTCCGCGGCCCTCAGCGGCCGGCAGGTGCCCTGCGGCGAGCAACTTCGCGACCGCCGGCTGGGTGAGATCGAGGTGTTCGGCGACCTCAGCCTGGGTGGCCATTATCGGTATAACCCCCCTTAACGACCCCCTGGCTTCGGAATGATCGGGATACGAACCCCTGCGAACGGTTTTCTTCCGGGAAGGACCCAATGGGGTGGCCTCTCAGCCTTCTCAGGCCACTTGGCTCTGCCCCTCGGCCGGCAGATCGTTCGCCGGCTGGTTGCCCCGCGCCATCGCGTCGCGGAAGTGCCGAGCCGCGTTCGTCCTGACCGCTCGCTCAGCCACCTCGAACCAGTCGAGGCGCTTCCGATACTGCGGCTGGCCCTTCATGAAGAAGTAGACCGGCAGCGGCCGGCCCGCCGTGTTGCGCCGGTAGATCCCGGGGTTGAGGCTCTGGCCAGACGAGTTGAAGCCTTCCCCCTGGCCCCAGATGACAAAGTACTCGGCCCTGGCCTTGCGGCTGCGCCTAGCCTTTCGAGCCACTCGGTTGTCCCCTCGATTGAGGACACCCAGCTGGGACAGGATGATGGTCAGCTCGCCGCGGCTTGGGTTGCCGTTGCTGTCGTACTGAGCGAAGCGGGCCGGCATCATGTAGATGGGCCGGTCACCAGGCGAGAGCCTGCCGATCCGCACCTCGGACTGCTTGTGCTTGCGGGTGCCGCCGAAAACCTGGGTCCGATAGAAGTCAGCGACCTGCTCGCCTCGGACGCCGAAGGTCCGGGCCACATCGACCACAGCCTCGGGCTGGTCCTTCTTGGCGTACTGCACAACCCGGATGGCGTTCAGCACGAACCGGGTCGGCTTGAAGAACTTCGCCTCCATCTCCTTTCGGAGAGCGTCTCGGACATCGAAGGCGGTCTTGGTGGCTGCCCTCAGGGCGGCGGACTGAGCCCGCGCTCTGGTTGAGCGCACCGCTTCCTGGACAGGGCGGACGTCGATAGAGAAGGAGGAGCGCAGCATACAGGGGCTCCCACGCAAAACGCCCTGCCGGGAAGCAGCGACGCCGGTCTCACCAACAGAGCCAATGCCTCACCCCACGAGATTGTGTTTTGCTGGCGTATCGAGATCCGTTTAAGCGAGAGCTCGACTATCACAGGCGAGTGATAAATGGATTCTGCAACCCCTGGCTGCGTCGAAAAGCTGCGAAACAACCTTGCCGCTGATCTCGTGGATGCGGTTGAGGGCTTGGTGTCTCAAGGTATGGTCGCGAAGGCAGCAGCGTCCGCGATCTTAGACCGAACGATCAAGGGCCTGCATACCCCCGACGTTCCGCAGCTTCAGGTTGCGGCTAAGGCATTATGGATGTCGCGTCTAAAGTCGCTTCGCACTGCCACAGACGCAGAGCCCGAAGCCGCCTGCACTGGGTGAAACCGCACGCCCAAGCTTCGATACCTCTACGTAATTTTTACCACCCTAGGCTTAAGCGCCGCCCTATTCTGCATTTCTGCAGTCGGGGGCAGAGATGGCCAAGCATGCTACAAAACAGATGGCCCGAGACACGGTGAGCGTCCTTTTGGAGGCCATCGAAGCGCTGGTGGCGCAGGGCAGTCTGCAGGCGAGTGAGGTTCAAGGCTTACTGCGTCGCACCATTCAGCATTTGCCTGAGCCTGAACGTTCTCTGCTGATGCCGGCGGTCAGGGATGCCGGAAGGCCTCGGTTGGTAAAACCGGAAGCAGCAATCAAGAATTACCCGGAACATTAGGCAGGGGCAGGCTTTTGGAGCTTCGCCTTCTGCAAAGGGCAACCGCTACCCGGAAACAGGAGCGCTACTCCTTGAGCTATTCTACAAACAACAAACGCCCCGGCCGAAAGACCGAGGCGCTTCAGAAGGCTGGACGCAGTTAGGGCACAGCCACGCCCAACAGATAACAACACTGCGACTCGGGTTCAAGAACTATTTTAGCTTCCACCAGTCGGCCAGATGGGACAGCGCCTCTCGGACCAACCAAGCGGTCGCAAGCCGGCTGGGCTCCTCGTAGACCACCACTAGGCGCAGGGCCTGCTCATGGCGGGCGGAGCAACGACGCTTCACCTCCTCCATAGCATTGCAGTATCCCCGCCAGGCCTCTTGAGCATCCTGCCCCTCGTCGACATCGACACAGCCCCGGCGGATGGAAGCGCCGGTGTAGCCCTTGGGCCCGCCGATGATCGGCCTGGCCGCCCGCCATAGCCGAGCCAGCTCATAGGCCGCCAACTGCTGCAGGGTGTCCCAGCCTGCAGCTTGCCCCTCACCTGGCCTGCGGTGGTGGCGGTCGCCGGGATCCCCCGTCCCCCGTGTGATGACGCTGGCCACGTCGGACGACAGAGCAGTCGCCAAAAGCTGGTCTCGCTCGCTGTCGGTCATGACGTGAGGGCGGGGCCCCCGGCGGAGATCGACCACCCCTGAGACGATCGTTAGCGGGCTGGAGGGCAGCGGAGCCGGCCGGAGCTTCTCTCGGCCGTTGTTCATGCCACCAGCTTCCGGGCGGCTTCGGCCAGGCCGACCTGATAGCCTCGTGTGTGGTGCCGCTTCACCAGAACTCCCATAGCCCAGCATGCCAGGACGAAGGACCCCTCGCCGATGTAGTAGTCCTCTCCTGGCGACGCGATTTTGTGCCACTTCTCGGCAACGTGCTTCCAGCCGTAGGCCGAACGCTGGGTGTTGAGGGTGACCCGTCTCGGAGCCACAGCGAGGAATTCAGCGGCTCGCAGAACCTGGGCCACACCCTTCGGGCCCTCTAGCTCCTGCCGATTGATCACCAGCGCATCGCGGCCATACTGCTTCAAGTAGAAGGCGTCAGCCACACCGCCCCAGTAGAGAAGCGGCTCCTTTTCCATGCACAGTCGGATTGCCGCCAGCGGATTCGCCTGCAGGTCAGCCAGCGTCATGCTACCGAGGTTCATCACGCCATCTCCCATTGCACACGCTTGCTGGTTTGAGGTGGGATCATCGCCCGAGTCCAGGCGCACTCCTCAATCTTGCCGAACTGCCTCAGCGCCTCCTCAGCGACCAGGCTGTTGGCGAACCCATAGAAGGCCATCAGCTCGCTGAAGACCCACTCTGGCGTCATGTCGTGTCCGCCCTTCAGCCAGTCGCTAAAGCAGGCCCCGTTGGTCATCTGGGCGTTACGCCAGCAGGCTGGGCCGCCAGTGCGAACCCACTCCTCTCCGCGCTCGTCGACGATGACAAAGCATTCCTTCGCTCGATGCTGTGCATTGAGGTTGAAGCCGATCAGGGCCTTCGCGGCCGGTATTCTCTCGCCCATCTCTGTTCCCCTGTTCAGCCGGCTGGTGTCGAATAGCGACCGTTGATCTTGTCGAAGTTCAGCAGCGCCTTAGTCCCGCGGCTCCCCCATCGCTGCAAGCGCGACTTCAGGACGTGGAGTTCGGTCACACCATCCGGGCTATGGATGGCGAGCCCGAGGTCAGCGGCGTTAGCCCAATTGGCGCCACCGGAAATGTCGTACATGGTCGGGCATCCGACCTTCCCGCCTTCCTTCTCCGGCTTGAGCTTCGTGGGGTGGGCGACGATCCAGACGTTGCAGCCGTGGCGCTGGGAGAACGACCTGAGCCGCTGCAAGCACTGCCCAATATAGATCGTCTCAGTGTTGTTTCCGGGCATGTGATAGACCTGGTTCCACGGATCGATCACGAGATCTGTCGTTCCATCCCGAAGGACGCCGACCTGGGCCCGCTCAAGGATCCAGTCGAGGGTTGGCGGCTGCTGTTCGGCATCGCTGACCAGCATTACCAGTCGATCACGCAGCCATTCCTCAGCGTCGACAATCTCATCATCGGACAGCCCGCTGCCAGGCACCGGTCGGCCTTCTCCGTCCTTGAGCGGCCAGAAAGGCCGGCCTTTCAGGATCGAAGCGCACTGGGCGATGTATCCCTCCCAAGGCTGCATCTCGGGGCTGAAGGCAAGGAACCGCCGGTCGTGCCTAGCCATCAGATGCACCTTGGCGAACATGACCCAGCTCGACTTGCCGTGGTTTGGAACGCCGGTGACCAGGATGATGCGGCCTTCTGCGGGCAGCTTCAGGATGCGGTCACTGGCGCCCGTCCCGGTCGTTAAAACAGGAGGCGGCGGCATGTGACGCAGGGCCAGGAGGGCTCCCTTGGAGAGCTTCTGCATGCCCTCGATCGGGTAGGCGGTAGCCGCCTCAATAGCATCCTGCACCGCATTCGGGCCGTGTAGCCGAAGGGTATCGCCGGCGTCCTTGCAGCCCTCCGGCCAAGTCACCAGCCAGCAACGATGGCGGCCAAGACGTCGGGCGAGCTCCTCCCGCAGGACCTTACCCGGCCCGTCCATGTCGCCGGCCAGCACGAAGCGCTTCACCCGGACCAGTAGGTCGGAATGGGTCTCGAGCGCGGCGAACCGCTTGTCGACCGCCCTGCGCGGATCATTCTCGTCACGCAGCTTGTCGGGCGCGCCGTCCTTGAGCGTCACCGCCTCTGGATAGCCTGCCTCATGCAGCGCCATGACGTCAGGCTCACCCTCGACCCAGATCACCCGTTCCGGATCAGGATCCCCCTCTTTAGGTTCGATCGCATCGACGTTGAACAGGGTCGGGAGCGGCTCCTTCTCCTGGATCATTTGCTTGTCTGAGGACCGGTATTTCCGGTTCACGACTTTGCCGCGGTACCGGTATTCGAAAACCACGGCACGCTGTTCGCCGCCGTTCGGGAACCACCGAAGCGTCCCGAAGCAGCCGAAGGCATCCACAGTCTCGTCGCTAATGGCCCGTTTCTGGAACCACGCATAGAGCCATTCTGAGCGGTCCTGAGAGGCTTCCGGCGTGTCTGGAGCTCCCCGGTAGGTCTTGAGTGGCTCGGGCGGCCTGTACGGCTTCCCAGGCGCCGTTGCGACCCGTGCGCCGTTCTGCCACCCACAGTTCGCGCGATGGCACCGCCAAACTGCTCCGTCCCCGTCGTCGTCGATCGTGACGCTGAGCGAGGTTGCTCGAGAGCTACCACCGCCACAGCGGGGGCATACCATGCCCTCGGTGTGACCAGGGTGCAGGCTCCGCATTCGCGGGATGCCGGCGTCGGCGAGCAAATCGGTGAGGTTGTCGGCCCGCGTCATATCGCGTTCGCCCCGCTACGGGTGCCAGGATAGGCCGTGCCGAGCCCTTGGACCGCGTCCCACCAGGCGTTGTACTCGGGCCCGACTTCCTCCGGCTTGGGCAGCTTGGCAACCTCGGCTGGGTCGCGGTCGAAGTACCGGCGATCGAAGCGGTCCTGCGACGCGTCCGGTGCCGGCGCCTCGGTGATGCCCTGTCCATCCCGCCACCGGCGCTGGTTGAGCCAGGTCGCCGGATGGGGATGGAACTGCGGATCCGGGCCGAACCGGAAGCCTCGCAGGAAATCCATCAACGCCTCGACGCTGCCGGCGACCTTCACAGCCGCGGGGAAGACCTCAGCCGCCTTCGCTCGTCCCTCATGCCGGGGGTAGGCCTGGTAGAACTCGGCGAAACCTGCCGGCTCGTCCCGGTCAGCCTTCCGCGACCTGGCTCGCTTGATCGGTTCGACAGGCGTCTCCGCCCCGCCGGATGGATCAGAACGGTCGCGCTCACGCCCGACTTCCGGAACGGAATCGGGCATTCTTTCTTTCTTTTCTTCCCTCCTTCCTCCTCCATCCTCCATCTGCCCCGCAAAACAGGTAGCAGTCGGCGATTGGTCGGCGACTGGTCGGGGAGAACTATCCTCCTTGTCGGCAACCTGTCGGCTACCATTCCCCGACGATCCGCCGAGAGGGGGGCATGGCTTCTCCGAACCGCTATGATTGTTCGACGAGAGGCCGACGTAGTCGCGCAGCTCGTCGGGGAGCGGGTGGTAAGCCTTCGGCTTCTCGGGGCGCTGGAAGCGGCGGAAGTTCCGAACGGCTCCATACAGGGTGCCGTCTGCCTCAAACTGCTGGATGGCGCCCGCGGCAACAAGCTCGGCCAAGAGGTCGGAAGCATCGACCATCGTTGCGGGGAGGATGCGCGCTTTCAGCGTTCTTGGCTTCCAGGCGAACACGCCCTGATCGTCGGCCTCCGTCCACAAGCCAATCGAAAAGAGCTGGGCGTGGGGGCTCAGCTCCATGAAGGCCTCATCGGTGAACAGGCCAGGGTGCACGCTGCGGATGCGAGCCATGTCAGTGAGCCCGATCACGAGCAATGACTTCATCGACCATGGCGGTAGCTTCGGCGACAGAGATGCCGAACTCCCTCACAGCCAACGCAATGAAGATGTCTCGGGGAGGCGGTTCCCCTCGGAGGTCGCAGTCAGACGGCGTCAACGGCTCGGGCGCGTCGGCGCTGACCGGGCCCAACGCGAGATCATTGTCGAGCTTCTGCGCCATCAGGCACCGCCATTCGGAATGGAATTGAGGTTTCGCGTCGGCGCGAAGCGCGTGACTTGGCGCAGGCCTAAGCTACGAAGGACGGCAGGGCTGATCCCTGCCAACCTGACGTTCAGGCAGTCAGAAATTGCGGTCTCCGAGACCCCTTGCGCCTGAGCGAAGGCACGCTGGCCACCGGCTAGGTCGCAGAGGTTCTGCAGGCGGTTTCTCACCTGCTGCTCCGTCAGTTCAGCGGCACGCCCTTCGGGGCTCATCGCCGCATGCCTCTCAGCCAGTCAGCTGCGCGGTAGCAGGCCCTCGCAACCGGAGGCGCCCAGGAACCAGCCCGGAGAAAGGCATCACCGACCTTCTCCATGGCACTCGCCAGAATGCGCATTGTGCGATCTCCGCGACGCCTTTAGCGCCGCAATGTCAGATTCCAACTGAGCGATCCGCTGTTCGCGCAAGGCTTCACGACGGAGGCGCAGTTCCTCCATCTCCCAGCCTGGGACCATGCGGACTTCGCCCCATCGATAGGCCTCGGCCCGACGTATCGTCAGGCCGAGAATTCGAGCGGCTCTAGCAACAGCCGCCTTCACGCCGAGCGTGAGGTACGGCTCTGCAGCCTCCTCAACGATCTCCGCCATCTCCAAGCGGATGGCATCAGCTCGCGTCATGCCCTTGTCCTCGGGCATGCGACCCAAACTCTTGGGTGAATGGCCCGCGCATCTGTGTGGGTGGCCCAACATCTTCGACTCCGCCTGCGTGAGATTGCCACTTGTCGAAGGCGGCAATCAGGTGCGCAGGAGGAGCAGGGATGGGATTTGAATGTGGCGTTTCGGTCGATCGGCAGACCGCGATCATCAGCGTCGACCGTGAGATGGGCGCCGCTGACCTTGAGAAGCTGACGGAGAACTTGATGGCCTGCCGCGCGGAGCTGGAACCCCGCCGGCGGTCGGTCATGTTCCCGGGCAGCCGCATCTTGATGGGCGCCGGCCTGCATGTGCAGGCCGGCGAAGACGGGCAGATCCTGGTCGCAGTCCACCATGCCGGCCTTGGCTGGGTGGGCTGCTGCATAGAGCGACGAAAACTGGTGTCAGTCATTGCCCGGACTCAGGCGCATGCTGCTGAGTCTGATCCGGGATGAGTGCCTCAAGACGCCGAAGCGTTTCGAGCGTGGGATTCCAATCGGCGGAATCGAAGTTCCTCAAGACGGTGTCGCGAAGGCCGGCACGAACGGCCAGTCGACCTTTCGTCAAACCTTCCGACTTCGCGAATTCGCGGATCCGTTGAATGGAAATTTCGATCGCCATGGCGGGAAAGCTACCCGCATTCTGATGCGAACTTCAAGCCTAATCCGCACAACAATGCGGTCGCATGGTGATGCGGTTTGGTGAATTGCTCCCTTATGGATCAGAACGGCCCCGACAACCTCCGAACCATCCTTCTTCAATGGAGCAAGGACCGGAAAATCTCGATCAATAGGTGGGCGAAAGAAGCTGGTATTGGAGAAAGTCTTCTCAGGAACTTTCTTGCAGGCCGGTCTAATACGCTCACCTACAACACCTTGGAAAATCTAGCTTCAGCAATTGAAGTTAGTGTTCCAAGGCTACTAACCAAACAAGTTCCTGACGAGAACTTAGTTCCAATACACTACCACATCAAAGCAGATGTCATTAATCCTGACTATGCAATTCGATTTGGCACTTTAGGCACTATAGCTCTACCAATTGATGAAAGATATCCCGGCATTCCAAGAGTTGCTGCAAAAATTCTCGATGATTCTTTTAGCAACTACTACAATATAAACGACATTGTTATTTATGCTTCCTACGACAACATTGAAAGTAAGCCAAAGAACGGCGATCATGTTGTTTGTGTCGAACACATGTCTGATGAGCGGGGTATGCCGGCAGACATCCTCGGTAGAGCTGCCGCCCGCGTCAGCATTCGAGAGGTCGTTCTAGAAGGCGACAGCATGTGGCTTATGCTGCGATCCAGATCGCCGCGATGGAGCCAGCACATCCACATCCTCTCTGATGCAGGCCTTCACGATGGTTCAACTCCGCTGTTCGCATACGCCACCGCAAGCAGCACCGTCTGGATCGAAGGCAAAGTCGTTGCGAGCTATCGCCACGAGTAACCGCATCATAATGCGGTTTATGGTTGACTGATTCGCGTTTAAATGCGGATATGCCCTCGCACCCAGCGGAGGCACTCTCACCGTGCGTTCCCCATTCCATACCCCCGACCTGCTCGGCACGGCTGATACTTTGGCCACGACGCAGACGACGACCAGCAGCGAACTTGTCGTCGTCAGTCGTGACGGCGAGCTCCGCATCCTCGACACCGATCTTGCGGCGCGGCTTGGCTTCGAACGCCCGCGCAAGATCCGCGAACTGATAGCGCCCCACCGCGGGGCGCTTTCCCAGCTCGGCGACCTGGCCACCGCGGACGTCGTTGTTGGCAAGGGCCAGCGCGCCACGGCCTACTATCTGAACAAGCGCCAGGCGATCTTCCTGACCGCGAAGTCGGAGACCGCCGAGGCGACGGCGATCACCATTGAGATCATCGACAAATTCGATGCCTACGAGCGCGGTGCCATCCGGTCGCCGGCACCTCTGCCCGCCCGCCGCGGCGTCACCGCGCGTGAGGCAGCTTCGACCTTCCGCGCCTATCGCGGCATCGCCAAGCTGATCGGTCTGGACGAGAACCAGGCAGCACTGTCCGCGGCCCGGGCGACGAAGCTGGAGACTGGCATCGACCCCCTGGCTCAGCTGGGCATCACCCATCTGCTGGCGCCGCAGCAGCAGCTTCTACTGACACCCTCCGACATCGGTGTCCGCCTTGGCGGTAAGTCCGCCATCGCAGTGAACAAGTTGCTAGCCGAGCGCGGCTTCCAGGTCACCAAGCGTGACGGGAAGGGCCACTCCTACTGGGAGCCGACTTCCGCCGGAGAGCCGCATGCGACGCTGCTGGATACCGGCAAGCGGCAAGGCAATGGCACCCCCATCCGGCAGCTCAAGTGGACCGCTGGCATCGTCGGCCTGCTGACCGAAGGAACGGTGCAGTGAGCCTCGCCAACTATCTCGCCGCCCCCGCGCAGCCCCTGGTGCCGGCGCCGTCGATTGTCATCGCAAATGACAATGTTCTCACGAAGTTGGAGGTGCGCAGCCCTGGTGCTGGCGCCGTCCGCCGCCGGGCCATGAAGGCCCTGCAGATGCGGACCGAAGTCATGGTCCTGCGCTCCAGCCGGGATGCCCTGACGGCTTGCGGCCGCGGCAGCCGGGCGCTCGAGCTCGCCCTCTGGGCGGCCCAGTATCGTGCCGATGCTTGGGAGGCGCTTGCCGAGGGTGACGCTGAGCAGGCTGCCCGATTGCGGCGCACAGTGGTGGCGTTCGCGCGCAGCTCGCAGGCTCTGGAGATGGTGTGATGGCAGTTACTGAGAACACACCCGAGCATCAGACCGATCCATTGCTCTACAGTCCGCCGCCGCCGCAGGCAGCGGAAGGCCGTCCTGCCCCGGCCGACTTCCCGGGATGGCAGGACCGCGCCCAAGCCGCGCAGGCGGCCAGCTACGCGCGCTCGAAGACCATCGTGGAGAATGCCTTCCCCGGTGGCTTTGAAAACGACGAGACCTGGAAGGGCTTGTCCATGGCTCAGGCCCTGCGTCTGCTGGCTGAGGACAACGCCTACCACATGCGCGGTGTCGCCAACCTCCTCGAGATGATCGTTGCTTCGAAAGATGCCTCTGCCTTCGACGAAGTCCTGAACTATACGGCCCGGATGTTGCGCAGTCAGGCTCACCTGCTCGCCGCCGCAGGCATTGCTGCTCAGCATGAGGAGCGCAAGAAGTGAGCACCTCGACGAGAAGCCAGCCGAAGCTCGCCCCTCAGCCCCTCAAGCAGATCGCGTCCAACGTACTCCCGAACGCCGGCGCCTTGAAGGAGCATGGTCTCGAGGTGCAGGAAGACCGCGACCTCATTGCCGAGTGCGCCTTGTTTGACCGCTTGCACGCCGATTGGAGCGCAGTCTTTGACCTCTATCCCGAGGACGATCAGGCCGCCATCGACAAGGCCACAGAGCCATTCAGCCAGGCAATGGATCAGTCGGTCGGTAGGATGGTTGGCTTCCGAGCCAGGACCTGGGCCGGCATTTCGGCTCGCTTCCGAAGCCTGTGGATCGACGACGAGTCGTTCAGGAACAGCGCCGCCGAACCCTTTGACGAACACGCCTTCAATGAGCGGATGAACCGTGCGCTCAATCGAGACATGGCCAGTCTGCTGGGACTTCTCGATGGCGAGGCGTCCGGCACCGCCCCCCAGCCGTCTGCGGTCTCGGCGGAAAGCCTGTTTTCCGATCTGCTGCGTCTGTGGGATGCCCTCGATAACATACAGCAGAGGTCGCTTGGTCTGAGGGACACCGGGCAGGCGCGCAGCATCAAGGCGGCTGAAATTTCCGAGCAGAGAATCCTAGATCGGATCTGGGCACTCGAAGCCATGGTCCTGGCCGCACCCACCGTGACCTTGAAGGATGGCATCGCGCAGATGCTGCTCACTCATTCGAAGGTGACGGACATCCTGGGCGACTGCGAAGACGAAGCAGCGAAGCCCGCTCAGGCTATGATGCGGAGCAATCTGCGCGCCGTGGGATTGCTCGGCCGCGCTGTCGGGTTCGACTTCTCCATCCTCGGCCAGAAGTACCTCGTCAGCGACGAGGTGCCGATCCTCAGCGGTGAGACCGAGTGATGGAGCACATCAGCCAGCCCATCCAGCGCATCCTCGCCCGCCTTTTGGCCGGTGAGCCGCCCTGCCCGGAAGAGTCGAAGCGCACCAACCCTCATCAGGAGGCTGCAGGTGCCGAAGCATGAAGTCGATCTGGCATTGAGGGATGCCTGGTTTCAGGGGCAGGCAAAGCCAGCCGTCGAGCGCGCTCTGCTGATGCTGAACAACGCCGGCATGGCCGAGGATGAGACTGTCCGCGCCCTTGCCTCGCAGGATCTGCTGATGGCCCTGCGGCTCATCCTGGAGACGGACAGCCTGTCGCTCAACCAGTCAGTCAGGGCGGTCATCGCTGATGCCTTCGGCACCCCGGAAGCGACATGAGGCGGAAGCGAACGACTAGAGAGATGATCGAGGACATCCCGCACGCGGCGGCTGGCCGAGACCATTTTCTGCAGCGCATCAAAGCCTCCGCTGGCGACGTGTTGGTTCTGTCAGATCTCATGGCGGAGGCCATAGCCATGGAGCGGGGCTCACGCCCCCTGGCACCCGTAGGTCTGAATGGCAAGGTGACTTTCACCTATGAGCAGCTGATGGCCAGTCACTGCATGGACGCCGCCAGGAACGCCTACCTTGCGGCGCGGGAGCAGAGGATTGCTCTCCCCGCGCGCGATGCCTTGGAAATGAGGGGAGGGTAGGGTGGGGGAGACACGTTGGCTGGATCGTGAAGCCGCCGCCGACTACCTCAGCGTGCGAGTTGATGAGCTGCCGCGCCTGGTGCGCTCGGGCAAGATCCCACGCCCGAGCCTACACTTCGGTCCCCGCACACCGCGCTGGGACCGCCAGAGCCTAGATGAAACGATGGGGGGCTCGGCGACTGAACCGGCCCGGAGAGTTGACGTCGATGCCGCCCTCGCAGCCCTTGCCGCCTCTCCCCCCGTTACCCGCCGGCGTCAAGCGCGTCACAAAGCGCAAGCCTGACGGGACGGTCGCGGTCTACTACTACCTGCGCTCCAATGGGGCGCGGGTGCCTCCGCCGGATAGCCCGGGCTTTGCCAAAGCCAAGGCGCAAGCCGAGTCGCTGACTACCAAGGCGACCGCAACCGGCCTAGGTGCCCTGATCGACGCCTACCGGCGGTCCCCTGAGTTCCTGGGTCTCCGCCCGGTGACCAAGCGGTCAAAAGAATGGTCACTAGTCTGGCTGAGGCGCTTCGAGGACTCTGACCCTAGAGACATCAAGCGGTCGCATGTCCTCGACCTTCGCGACATCGTGGCGCGCGAGAGCGGGCCTGGCACCGCCATGAACGTGGTGTCCTGCCTGTCGACTATCTACTCCTGGGCGATCAACCGCGGGAAGCTCGAGCTCAACCCGGCGTTTGGCATCAAGAAACTGCCGCTTGGGGCAATCCCCCCGTGGACGGAGGAAGAGGTTCAGAAGGCCCTGACCGACCTTCCCCAGCCCCTTCAAAGGGCCATGAACCTGGCGCTGAACACCGGGCAAAGGCGGGCCGATCTCGCCCGCATGCAGTGGGACCAATACGACGGCCAGGCGATTCGCCTAGTTCAGCAGAAGACGGGCCGGTCACTGCGGGTGCCGCTGACGGACGGCTTCCGTGCTGAGATCGAGGAATGGAGGCGAACGTCCACCTCGCCTTTCATCCTGGTCAAGCACGACGGCGCCCCCTGGAATGTGGAGGTGATGAGCGCCGCTTTCTGGACCCATCTGCCCAAGATCGGCATCTATGGTCGGTCTCTCCATGGCCTGCGGAAGCTGGCCACCGTGAGACTGGCCGAGGCGGGCTGCAGCATGCTCGAGATCGCGGCGATCAGCGGTCATGCCTCGCTCTCCATGGTGGCGCACTACACCAGGGGTGCGGACCAGCAAAAGCTGGCAGAAGCGGCCATTTCCAAGCTGGAAACCGCTCGTGGAAACCATCGGAAAAAGACGCCCTAATCTTCTGATCTAGCAAGGTTCTTATCGTTCTCCTGGAACACCTTCGAGGTGCTGGCCTTCAGCACCGGCAATCCGCTGGCGCCGGTCAATGCCGTGCCGCCGGAGGCCTTCGCCCGCTGCCAGATCCGCTACACCGTCGACCGGCCGGTCGAGAGCT